TTTCTTCCAAATGGGCCATTAATTCAGAGATTTCCTCTTTGGAGTAAACATCGGATTTCTTACTCTTTATTTTTGGTGTTTGAACTTGTGTTGCTGGATTTTCTTTAATTAATTTCCACTCAGCTGCTCGATTTAGTACATTGTTAAACGCTCTATAACAATTGGTTATTGTTGAGGCAGAAAGGGGTCCATCTTTTCCATCGAGTCTTCGACCATTCTTCTTTAGATCATTTACGAAATTTACGATATGTATCGTTTTGATGTCTGTTAGCTTCATATGTCCATAGACTGGTAAAATCCGTTTTTTTAAGATATTCACATAGTTTTGAAAAGTATCCGGTGTTAACGTATCCTTTGCGTATTTTTCTTTCCAGTCTTCAAAAAATTTGTGCAAGGTCATTTTTTCTTCAACATTAATGTATTGGCCATTTAGTATTTCTGCCTCGAATAAAGTGAGAAATTTCCTTGCCTCCGTTGGATTTTTAGCTTTTACTGTTTTCTTATGATAAATTTTCGAACCATCTTCTTTATATCCAATGACTACAGATAATCGATAGCTATTTTTTCCACGCTTTTCGATATAGGCCATTGTTAACAGCCTCCTTCCTATTACAAATTACTTATTATTTACAAGCGTTTTTTCTGTATCCATACTTTTAAAAATGCTTTTCATATGTTGAATAATTCCAATTGTGAGAGGAGCACTACAAGAAAAACCTTTGTCTCCTATCTCCTTTAAAAATTCCTCTATCATTTCTGGTGGAGCAGGTAGGTCGGTTACATCGCTTCCTAAATAGATTACCTTGTTAGATTCTGGTTCAACTTCATAGTAAGAGGTTGGTTCAGAAATTTTTTTATAAAATAGATGACTCTTCTGTTGTTGCACCCATCCCAATAAACGTGTCTTTGCGAATTTTAGGTCCACATTAAAGGATTTGGAAATCATTTCTATTGCTTCCTTTTCCATGGATGGTAAGTCCAATTTTTCTAGCATAAAAGTAGGTATGCAAAAATGTAAAGCGAAATTCCGGGCCTTGCTTTCTTGGTACATGACAAACTCTCTAGGCAAATTGAGCTGGTTGCCGCAATGCAATAGGGCATGGCATAGTTCATGGCCAAAATCTTGCCATTGTTCTTGGGTAGATAGACGCTTATCGATAAACATGGAGTAAACACCGTTCCGTTCGATAGCCTTACTACTCACAGATTCAAAATGAAGCCAGATGTCGAGTTTGGCTGCTATATCTATCATGTCTATTTGCTCAGGAACATTGATAGACAGATGTTGGTACAATTTTTTCACTTGATCTTCAAGTGGATTATAAATGTAATTCATTGACAGTCACCTCTACTAAATTATACAAACATGTGTTCTGTATTACAACAATAAAAAAATGCCCAATTGGTGGACATTTTCTAAACCTTACTCGTAATTATATTTATCCTTGTCCCAATCTATGGGTTTAGGCCATTATTGAGCGATTTTAGCTTTGGATATTTGCAAATATTGTCCATTCGTAACGGTTGTGGAATATCGACCATTAAAATTTTCATTATCTACTATATCGCTTTTCCCAACTGGTCCTGCCATTACAGCAACATAGCCTTCACCATAACTCTCAATAACGTATTGCCCAGGCTGTATGTCAACTCCAACTTTGTACCAAGCAGAATCCACATAGTTTTGAACATTGTTTACAGTTTCATAAATTTGTTTTGCGCCACTTACCGCTAATGTTTCGAAAGCAGCTGTACTAATTAAAACCCCATCAGTTTGTATGTTTCCTGCTTCATGCACAAAAATATAACCAAAGCTATCAAAGTTTTCATTATCGATAATATTTCCCGCAGTATCCTTTTCAACATAGTATTGTCCGCTTCCATCAAAAGTAATGAATGCATATTCTCCAGTAGGAATGTCGCCTTTGATATAAGAACCAGCATCAAATGCCTGTTTTGAAGCAAATAAAGCCGATATATTTTCTATCATTTTTTGTTGAGGTGTTTTTTCTGCTTCCTTTTTAGCTTGCTCATCTGCTTCTTTCTTTTCTGCAACTTGAGCCGCAGCTTCTTCAGCTTTTTTATTTTCAGCCTCTTTAGCTTTCTTTTCAGCTTCCTTAACTTCAGCCTTAGCTTCCTTTTCAGCATCCAGTTTAGCCTGTTCTTTTACCTGTACAGCAGCTAGTTCAGCCTTTTCGGTATCACTTTCAACAAAAACATCAATAGCCACGAATAAAATCAATAAATAGCCCAGGACTGCGACTGCCATTTTCCATTTTTTCTTAGAACGAAATCCTAAAATTTTGTTATACCATTTTCTTTCGAGAATCGTAACACTTATACCATTTTTTCTTAGTTCTTCAGTTAAGTCGTTAGAAGCATCGACTCTTAAAGTGAAACCAGTATTAAATATATACAGCGTTGAAAGTGCGAATTTGTCAACCTCTACTGAAGAAAAGTCACTCCATGAAAAGGTTAGCTTTAGCTCAACTTTATCCAAAACCTCTTCATCACCTATTACCTTTTTGTTAGCAAAATAAATTTCAAAGCCAGTATTTGTGATTATCATAAAGTGAGCGATTTCATTTACACTTACTTTATAAATCCGATTATTCTTAAATATTTTTCCGACAAAATGCTGAGCGAGCAATTTTTCAATAACAACTTTCTTAATTTTTTTCTCATCTTTCGACACAAGGATTCCCCCATTTATCTCTTTATTTAGGTACGTGTGTTAAAACCTTATTATTGTTGGAAGTTCCATTTATGTAAAATATTTCTGAATTACCCAAAATAAAGACACGCATTATAGCGTGTTTATTTTTGCTTATCCCCTGGCTTACGTCCAGCTTCTCGTTCCTTAAGAACTTCCCAAATCTTTCGAAGTTCTTTTTCCGCTTCCGGGAATTCTTTGAACTCTTTTGCCCAAAAACCAAGATTAGGATCCTTTAGAAATTCCTGGAATCCTTTGTCGGAGTCGTTAATGTTAGGGTTATCTGTATTTCCTAGCAGCCAGTCAGTAGATACTCCGAACGTATCCGCAATTTTTATTAGAGTTTCTTTTCTTGGAACTCGGTTTTTCTCCTCTGATTCATACCCAGCTATCGTTGGTCGTGAAACGCCAAGCTTGTCCGCCATTTGATCTTGAGTTAAACCAATCTCATCACGTAGTTTTTTGAATCTTTTTGCAAAAATAGTCATTGTATCACCACCAGAATTTCATAATTTAATTTTATTCCTTTTTGTTCCTTAAAGAAACGTAAATTTAAGGAACAAAACTATTGACATCGTTCCGTTTAGGAACTAAAATAAAAATATAAATAGTTCCCAATCGGAACGATGGGGGTGGTAAAGTGGAACAACGCTCTGATTTAATTGAAAGAAGGAAACAACTTAGCCTTACTCAGGAGCAAGTAGCAGAAAAATCTGGAATTACCCGTGCATATTATACAAATATAGAAGCTGGTCGTAAGGAACCTTCCATGGGAGTAGCAAAAAAAATTGCAGATGCATTATTAACTACTGTTGATCAAATTTTTTTTAACGGTAGGGTTCCGAATCGGAACACAGCATAAGGAGGAATTAACATGAACCTCACACAAAAAACCCTACTGGCTCAATTAAAATTTCTCATTTTAGAATCAGCCATGATGATCAACGATGGCTACAACAATGATGAAGTAATTGAAAATTTATTAAAGATCGTTTAGATTCTGGACCATACAGAACCAAAGGAGGTGGTCATGTGCAAAGAAATACGTTAACAGTTCAAGAGGTTGCTGAGTACCTTGGTGTACACCAGGACACAATTTACAGCATGGTAAGGCAGAATCAAATTCCGCATTTTAGAATCCGTAGACGTATCCTTTTTAGTCTTGAAACGATTAACACATGGATTCGTCAGCAAGAGTCATCTGTCACATCGGCTTAGTATAAAAATACCACCTGTTCTAGTAACAACTCTACTAATCAGCAGGTACAAAAAGGGGAGAGGAAGCATTAATGAAAATTGGCGAGGAGCTTGCACGAGCTCGTAAGCGCCAGGGAGTCACCCAAGACCAACTAGCATTAGATTTACCTGTATCGCGTGAGAGCATCGCAAAATATGAAATTGGTTCCAGGCGGTTGCCCGAGGATATGAGACGGCCAATCGCCAAGCAAATTGATGATGAAGAATATTATTTCAAAACATGGGGAGATGCAGCTGGTGAGGTATCTATCCCTTACTTAAACGGTGAATATGTTGATCAACATCCTGCAAGCATGGCTTTCTTAACAAAAAAAGAAACAGATGAAGCAACGGAACATCTCCAGAGGGTTTGCTGGACCAAACCCGTACATACAGTAAGCGAACTTGAAAGAGAAGATGTTAAGAGAGCCATTTTTGAAACGTTAGATGCTGCTACTAGCATGATAAACCTGGTCGCTGTGATCTGTAGGGAGCATAAGTTTTCTATGAAAAAACTATTCGCTGAATGGCGTTTAACTTTGAAGGCTAGGAGGATGGAAAAATAATGGGTGCTACAATTCCAAGTAATATTGCAAGTGATCGGTACTGGAAAGGTTTAATTCATCTATTTATAAATCACTACAAACTACAAGGCTGTTTTAATACAAAATATTTCGATATGGAAGCCGGGACAATCAAGATTGCTGCGCTTAAAAAATTAGCAGGGCCTTGGTCACAATCAGAAAAATTCATGCTCAATTTAGCCTTACATTTGTACAACGAAAAAAACAAAGTCAATTTAACTGAAATGGATTATTTGGATGATTACAACAAAAAGTTAGCAATGGAAGCAATAACATTACGGTTTTTCTAAAAGGAGAATAGGCAAGTGATAATTTCAAAACGAGAAAGGCTGGAGCAGCTTATCCAAAAGTTAAGAGCGCAGGGAGTAAAAATAGATTGGGCGGTGCGAATGCAATGAAAGAGTCTCAAAAGCGGTTGTTTACAAGTCCGGTAATGACAAAAAAGGAAGTTCTACTTTGGTGCCAGTTGGTTCGCGAAAGCAAAGGGAAAATCACACTTTTTGAACTTCAGTTGAGATCAGCATTAAATCAGCTTTCTAAAAAAGAAAAAGCAGTAAGCTAATAACCGGTGCAACGGTCAATGCTCACTGCTAACAATCTACGATATCTATAGTTTATCATCGTTTAATCGATGCGACAAGCTTGTTCTTGTCGTCATGGTCAGGGATTGGATTCCACCCCTAATCTGACTATATTCCTGGCTATGACGGTGCGAATGAGACACCAACTGTTGGTATATGGCAATATCACATGATGTTAGGCGTGTGCCAGCTAGTGTTCATTGAAATTTACATAGGAAGGAGGGAAATCATGCTAGAAAAGCAGATAAAATACTCTAAATGCTCTGTTTGTGGTCTAGAAAAGCATGTAATTGACGCTATTTATTGCAAAATTTGCGGTACCAAGTTACCAATTCATTAAAATAGACTCCTGTTAGCGCAGGAGTCTGGTGGTTTAAAAAATTTATTGTTACTCCTATTTTATCGGAAAGGAGAGTCTTTATGCAAGAGAAATTCCAATCATTAGAAATCGCAGTAAACCATATGGAGTTTTTAATGCGATTACACCAAAGAGCGATAAGTAATCACCCAGAGCATTACAGTTCTGAATTTCAAAATGGGCAAAGACTACTATTCAAGGACTTCTTCCCAGCAGTTGAAGAAGTTCGTAACGAACTAGAAAAAATTAAAGAGGAGGAATTACTTTGTCAAAGCAGTTTACGCTAGAGAGTTTGGAAGTAAGGAATTTTAAAGGAATACCATACTTCGTAATGACTCTTAATGGTCTTAATACTTCTATATTTGGTGAAAACGCCACAGGAAAAACTACACTGGTTGACAGTTTCATTTGGCTCTTGTTTGACAAGGACAGCCAAAACAAAAAAGAATTTTCACTAAAAACTTTGGATGAACACGGTAAAGAAAAGCATATGCTTGAGCACGAAGTAAAGGGCGTATTCTTACTTGATGGTAAGCAGTTGACTCTCCGGAAAGTATACTCTGAAAAATGGACACGTAAACGTGGATCTGCAACAGAGGAATTCACGGGCCATAGCACAGTTTACTACATTGATGGAGTGCCAGTGAAAAAGAAAGAGTATGAGGATTTAATAAAATCAATAGTCCAGGAAGACCTTTTCAAACTGCTAACATCACCTACATTTTTTAATGAACAAGTTAAGTGGCAGGATCGGAGGAAAACTCTGTTAGAAATTTGCGGCGATATCTCAGACGAAGAAGTTATTGCTGGTGAAAAATCACTTGCAGAACTACCAACAATATTACAAGGCAAAACGATCGAGAACCACAGAAAAATCATCGCTTCCCGTCGTGCCGAAATCAATAAAGAATTGGAAAAAATCCCTGTCCGTATTGATGAAATTCAGCGTGGCTTGCCACAGCTGGATGGATTAATTAAAGAAGCTCTAGAAGTGGAGATAGCATCACTTAATAATGAAATCGATGAAAAGATGACTCAAATCAGTAACATTCGTAACGGAAAAGCTATTTCAGATAAGCAAATGGCCATACAGCGGATTGAAATGGAGTTACTCGAAATTAAACGGGAACATGATACGGGTTCTAAGGATTTTTTCTATCAGAAAAAAGCTCGTATTCAGGAAGAACAATCCAATATCTCTTTGCTTAATTCAAAACTAAATAACTTAAAAAATCAAAAACGACATAATGATGAAAACCTTAAGACTCTTGAAAGTAACCTTATGCAATTACGTACGGAATGGTTCGAAATTGATGAACAAAAATTTATCCATAATGAGAAGTGTGAATGCCCTGCTTGCGGACAGAGCCTGCCAACTGCACAAGTAGAAGCAGCCAGAGAAAAAGCATTATCACTATTTAATCTTCAGAAGGCTCAAAAACTCGAAGCCATTGATATCAAAGGGAAACAGGGGAAACAGAAAAAGGACGATCTTCTTCAAGAAAATGAAAAGTTGGCAAAGGAATACGAAAAAGTAAACGGCCAAATTGCTGAAAAACAAGCCCTTCTTAAAAAGCTGCAAACTGAACTAGTTCAACTGGAAGGAAGCATCATCGATATTACTGAAAATCCGGCTTATGTTTCTAAGTTACAAGAAAAGCAAAATATCAATGTTGAAATTCAACAGCTACAGGAAATGACTCAGCAATCCATCCAAGATATCCAACTTGAAATCATTCACACGAAACAAAAACGTGATCAAACACAAGTAGAAGTTGGAAAGTTCTCGCTTGTAGCTCAATCCAATAAGCGTATTGAAGAACTATCCTGCCAAGAACGTGAACTAGCAACTGAATTTGAAAAACTTGAACATGAACTTTATCTTACGGAGGAATTTATTCGGACAAAGGTAAAGAAACTCGAAGAGAAGATCAATTCCAAGTTTAAGTATGCACGGTTCAATTTGTTCAAACAGAACATCAACGGTGGTCTTGAGGAGGTTTGCGAAACGACTTTCAATGGTGTCCCGTACGGGTCTGGATTAAATAATGCGGCACGTATCAATGTTGGTTTGGACATTATTAATACCCTTTCAGAGCATCATGGTTTCGTAGCTCCTATTTTTATAGATAACGCTGAAGCGGTTACTCAGTTAATTGATACAAATGCCCAAACCATCAGCCTAGTAGTTTCAAAAGAGGATAAACAATTAAGGGTGGATGTTGGGCAACCAGAATATAGGGAGGTAATTTAATGAGCGGCTTTTCAACAGGGCTTACCAAAATAAATGATGCGTTTTTCCCTATGATTGAGCGCCAACTAACAGGGAACGGCATCGCGATGGATACTTACTCTAAAAATTGTGTAATGAATGCCATATCTTCAATAAATAATGCTTTGGAATCAAAAGGCATTACTTGGAATGACCCACAACTGGATAAAAATAACCTGACTCAAATATTAATGTCAGTAGCGTCTTTAAAATTGAATGCGGCTGCTAGTCCACGAGAAGTGTACTTTCAAACCCGTAATGTATCAGTTAAATCTAAAGATGAGACTGGAAAAGACATCACAGTTTGGAAAAAGCAAATTGAAATGGGGATAGAAGGGGATGGCAATGACGCCATTCTTGCCCGCTTCGGTAGAGATGTTGAAGCGGTCAAACAATTCTGGCTTGTAAGAGAAAATGACAACTTTGAATATCCAACCTATAACGGCTTGGAGATGCAACCTCCAAAATGGTCACCTACCGGTAAAGGTGACGTGGTACGGGTGGTATATCCGGTTATTAAGACGGACAAAACAGTCGAATTCTTTATTGCAGAACGTGATGACGTTATTAAAAATCTCATAGCTCATATCAACAACAACATGATGAATGAAACTTTCGGAATTTGCGAAAATCGATTTAAAGCAACGATTCAACAGAAAGAACAGATTGCATCCAAGAAAAATGACATTATGAAACGGGTAAAAGGGATGGGATTAAAGGCGCTAGATGAACCTGAATTCCAAAAATGGATAAGCCCAGCATGGTCGGATCCTCAAAGTAGGGAATCCATGATCATTCGGAAAATGAGAAACAACATTGTAAAAAAGATACCGAAGGATTTCGGAAATGCATTTGTTGCAATGGTCCACGAAGAAAGTACAGATGATTCTTATGCGCGGGTGAGAAAAGAAATAAACGATAATGCAAATTCAGAAGTAATTGATATAGACCCCAAACCTCATAAACAAGAAGGGTCAACGGAACCACCACACAATGATGGACCAATTAATCAACAGGAAGAACATCAAAATCAGGAGACGGAATCATCTTCACATAATGAAAATTCAGAACCTGTTGGAGGTCCTACCTGGTGATAGAGATACAGGCTTTGGGCTCGAGTTCAAAAGGGAATTGCTACCGCGTGACAGACGGTAGCACCCCGCTTCTTTTGGAATGTGGTCTTCCTTACAAAGAGATACAGAGAGGCTTTCATTTTCAAATGTCATCGATAGCAGCTTGCCTGGTAACGCACGAACATGGTGACCATAGTAAAAGCTTAAAAGACGTATTAAAGGCAGGTATCGACGTCTATGCAAGCTATGGAACTTGGAATGCTCTTAACCTAGATGGGCATCACAGAGCGCATCCAGTCAAATCAAAGGAGCAATTTACACTTGGCACATGGACGATACTCCCATTTGACGTGAAACATGATGTCAGCGAGCCTCTTGGTTTTCTCTTAGCCAATCAAGAGGGTGAGAAGGTCCTTTTTGCCACTGATACTTATTACATTAAGTATCGCTTCCCGGGTCTAACTCATATTATGGTTGAATGCAATTACTCAAGAGAAATCCTTATTGAGAACATTGTCAAAGGGAAAGTACCGAGGGTCATGAAGCAACGTTTAGAAAAGTCCCACTTTAGCCTCGAAAATGTTAAGGAGTTTTTGAAAGCAAATGATCTTTCGAATGTTCAAGAAATATGGTTGCTGCATTTGAGTGATAGCAATAGCAATGCAGAACAGTTTAAAAGAGAAATTATGGAATTAACCGGGAAACTGGTATTTGTCCCTTAGTTAAGGAGGGAAAGCATTTGCAGGGGTACATCAAAGACTTTAGAAAAGAGCTGGAAAGCGCCATATGGATGATGCCCCCCCTCTACCATAGAATTTGGCAATATCTCAAATACACGGTGAACCATCAGGATAATACAATCCCGATGAGAGATGGAACATTCCTGGCCATTAAGGCGGGCCAGCATCTTACTTCCGTTCGAGAGGTTGCCAAGAATGTCGGTTGGTACGAGGGGGTGAAATACAAAGAACCAAACCCAAAAACAGTATCTACAATTTTAGAATGGCTTGAGAAACAGTCAATGATCAAGATAGAACGTGGCAAGGGTAACAGACAGTACACACTAATATCCTTGTCAAATTGGGATTTATATCAACAAAAGAATGTTGAGGGTAACAGTAAGGTAACAGACAGGGAACAGTGCGCGGATATAAACAAGAATGATAAAGAATGTCCTAAGAATGATTTAAATATTGCTGCTACTGATACGCACGCATACGAAGAAAGTGACGGGGTGCCTACGACCGACCCATTACGTGGTGATCCAGTGCCGTCTGGAGAAATATCACAAACTTCGGAAAACGCAGTAAAAATTCTTATCGATCGTTTCATTCAATTACGTGCTTATGGATTTACGCATTCTCCGGCTGATGAAATGGCTGCACAAGAAATCCTATCCGCTGGAATTTCATTGGAGAATGCCCTAGTTTACCTTAAAGACCGCTTTGACACATACACGCCCAAGCATCCTAGAGACCGGATAAATAGCTTGTCATACTGTGCTGGATACATATTTGACAAACATTATCAGAAACTTGAATCTCTTAAACTTCAAAAAAATCCGCCTGCAAGAAAGGGATCGTATAAAAAGCCTATCCGACAAGAGATTGTGCCTGACTATATGAACCAAGACTATGTTCCGCCGCAGGACGTAGACCAGGATGAGTTGGAAGCAAAAAGAAGGCAAATACAAGAAAAATTAAAGCGGTTCAATGCGTAGCAATTGGCTAAAAAACGGAAATGGAAGTGAATGGCATGGGACTTTTACTAGAAGCTGTCAAACACCGTAAGAAAATCAAGCGCAGTGCACCTTTGGAGGTTAAAAGACAAATAGTGTTAGATGAATTAAAGAACATGAATGTGACCCTATCTCGCTCAGGACAACCTATCGACAACCTTAATTACGAGGAATTAAAAGAGGAATGGGTTATTGCCTCCATACTGTGGGTAGATATCGAAAATCCGAATAATGAGTGGTATTGAAAATGGGACAAGGAGCTAAGAAGAAGGCACTCCTAAGGAGAGCCAGGAAGAACAGAGTAATCGTTTGTGAGGAAATGGATTTTGTCTGGGATGCACCTGAATTAAGAGATTAACTACGATGTGGACCAGGGGTACAAGTGTTGATATTATCGCTAGACATTTTGAGCGTGACCCTGACGAGGTGTTAATTGCTCTTATACATCTTGCTAGAGAAGACAAAATTAAAGCTCGTAAATCAGGACTGAAAGGGGAGTCTTAAATGATAAATACTTTATGCGAAGAAGCATATGAAACGGCTATGTCAAAGGGGTGGCATGATAACGAACGCGAAACAGGAACATTATTAGCCCTGATTCACAGCGAGGTAAGTGAGGCTTTGGAAGCTGATAGAAAAGGTTGGGAAGCTAACTTTGCTGAAGAACTTGCAGATGTGTGTATTCGCGTTTTTGATTTATGCGGATCACGTGGAATTGACCTTGAAAAAGCAATCAGGGACAAAATGGATTACAACAAAGGCAGGTCTTACATGCATGGTGGTAAAGCTTACTAATGAGTAAGTACGGCAATAAAAAGGTCGTTATCGATGGCCATAAATTTGACAGTATCGCAGAAAGTAAGTATTTCGTACAACTCAAATGGCTCAAGCAGGCCAAGCAAATAAAGGATTTTAAGTTGCAACCACGCTTCTTACTCCTTGAGTCCTACAAAAAGAATGGGAAAACTGTACGAAAAACTGAGTACGTAGCAGATTTCGAGATTCATAACCTTGATGGCAGTATTGAAATCGTGGATGTGAAAGGTGTTGAGACCCCTGTATTTAAACTTAAGAAAAAGATGTTTGAAGCCCGTTATGATTATAGCTTGAAGGTTGTCACCTTAGATGAAACACATGGCTGGATTGAATTAGATAAGCTCAAAAAGTTGAAAGCCAAATCAAAGAAGAAGGTGAAGCCAAGTGCAAAGAAAAAGGCAGCTACACTGGGTTATCCTCTCCCGAAAGGAACGAGGAAAGTTAGTAGTCGTTTATGAGCCACTACGGAAGAAAGAGATAGCCTGCAGACTTAAAAATGGCTGGGAGCAGGTGGGATAATGCTACAAGGTGTTTGTGTAGATTCTGGTCAATCAGCAGTACTTGAAAAAGGGACAAGTTATTATCTCTTCCCTAATGGATCAAAACATTTTTATGTATCAAAATTACCAAATGCTAGTGCCCACAAAGGGTGCTTCCAAGCAAAATACTTTCAGGTCATTGATAAGGAATTGTGGCCAGAGGAACCAGAAATAGTAGCGCATGCATTGGATACAGAGAAAGTTTATAAGGCAAACCTTATTTGGAGGAAGCCTGGCTATAGGTCAACGGAATTAAAAACCTACTATGTGCAGCCTAAAATGACTCACGGTTACTTTTATCACGACAGCAATCTTAAAAGGTGTGGTGGCTGTTTCCCTCTTCACTGGTTCTCAGACTTTCAGGAATACGATTTAGACATTATCGATCAAGAAGTCCCTGAATTTGATATCGATTTTGAAGAAACCGTACCAATTCTAGTGGAAAGTGACCCCAATCTATCAAATTATGAACAGTTATCATTATTCGATTTTTAGGAGGCTTTTTATGGCCAGCGGGTGCATTATCGGTGATTGCCCCATCTGCAATTACCCCGTCTACGAGGATGAGGGTAGCCCCACAGGATATTTGAAATTTGGTCGATATGTCCATATTGGAGAATGTCTAAGAAGATATGAAATCGAAAGAAAACACTCCTCAGAAGTTAGGAGTCTCAAAAAAGAAATTAAAGAGTTACACCAACAAATCAAATGGTACCGAAATGAAAATGATGAGTTACGAGATCAAGTTATAAAGATACAGGAGGATGAGTTATGCAAGAGGCCATAGCAAAAATCAAAGCTGAAATAGACAAAGAAAAGAATCCATATGTGCAAGTGGTCGGGGAGTTCCTTGTCAGCCATTTGGAAAAAAAACCACAGGATGCTATGAAAATCCTTACTGCTGACAAAACGATTATAAAAAGCCTGGATGAAATGAAAAAAGTGGCGTCAAAAAAGAGAGTAGGAAATATGGCCATTTTAACGCCGGCTGAGGGGTATGGTGTAGTCCTCAAGTATTTTGGTATTAAGGGTGAGCCATTGGCGTTTGATGCTCAACCAGCTACACCTACAGCTGTACCGAGTCCTTCAACGATAGACTTTGATGTGAAACTGGATGATTTCTTGTGAGGTGCCCAATATGAAAAAAGCAAATCCTGAACTAGAAGAAATCTTCTCACACTTCTCAGATGAAATGAGCCAGGGGATTGTTGATTATGCAATTGATGAACCTTTTAAATTCAGTCGCTATATCTTCACTTGGAAAAAGGGGAAGAAACAGTATGGTTATTGTACTCATTGCGAAAATGAATATGAAACATTTGATTTAAAACATAAAAGCGAATCTACATGCCCTGTATGTAATTCGATTTGCAGGGTACAGGCTAGCGGGATTAGCAGAAAATACATGGTTGATGAGGTCTACTTTGTCTATTATGAAAAGTCGATATCTAACCCTGAAGCAATAACAGCCAGAGGAATATACGCAATAAGGGATTACAGGTTTGATTTTCGGTCAGTTGATACAATGTTTCAAACAAAAGCACTATATGTTTTCGAACAAGATAATAGCCGAATGATTCACCGTCCTTATGTTTACTTTTCTCACACTGAAGGAATGGCGTATGTGAGCGGATGGAATAGCAAGAAAAATGTAAGGTCCGAGACTAATTCCTCAATGGCAAATAAGCCTTCCTATTGTTCTTATGAAAGCATCAAGGAAGCGGTAAAAAACACACCATTTCAGTATAGTACCTGGGAAAGTTATCTTGCAGGTGATATGGTTCAGTTCTTTGATTTGTACTCTAAATACCCATGTATTGAATATCTGACCAAATTGGGGATGGGGTTGATAGTTGAAGGCAAACTGTATGGGAATAAAACCTATGGATCTGTAAATTGGAACGGTAAAACGATTCAAAAGGTATTACGACTCTCCAATAATGATTTGAAAGAATTAAAATCAGCAAATATTGCCATCGGTGCTCTTGCGCTTAGATTATTCCAGATTTCTAAAAAGGATAAATCCAATCTATCTTTCAAAGAAATATACGAAATATTGCAACAGTATGGCACGTATTTTGAAGACCTACAGAAAGTGCTCAAATACACAAAATTGAGTAGAGTCCATTCTTACATTAATAAACAATATGAAAAGGAAGCAAAGGAAAAAAGATATTTGGCAAAATATCAAGTGCTTCATACATGGTGTGATTATATCGCCGATTGTGTTCGAATAGGTATGGACCTTAATCAAGAAAATGTCTTATTCCCATCCAATTTGCACAATGCCCACCAAAACACTATTAAACAAGTGAAAATCAAAGAGGACTCTGAGTTAAACAAGAAGATTCAAAGGCGTCTTAAATCTTTAACAAGGTTCTGTTTTGAATACGCGGGAATAATGATTAGGCCGGCTGCTGACTCTTTGGAACTGATTGAAGAAGGTAAGGTGTTGCAACATTGTGTTGGTACCTATGCAAACAGGTATGCCAAAGGTGAAACAAACTTGTTCGTTATACGCAAAGTGGATGAGCCGGACAAGCCCTTCTATACCATGGAGATAAAAAACAATTCTATCGTTCAAACGAGAGGACGTGAAAACTGTTCTCCATCAAAGGAAGTTAAAGCCTTTATCGATGCATTTACCTTAGACAAACTTACAAAGAAACCAAAACCAAGGAAATCTAAATCTGTTGAAAGGCAGGGTGTAGCGGTATGAGTGATTTAATTGTAAGAACTCCAATAATGATAGCTACCGAGATAAATAGCATCAAAGAGCAAACCAAGAAGATGTTTCTAGTTAATAGTATCGAGATTGGCCGTAGGCTAGTTGAGGCGAAAACACTCGTCCCTCACGGAGAATGGGGAAAATGGCTTGAAGAATCAGTTGATTATTCGAAGAGCACCGCCAACAACCTTATGAAAATATTTGACCAATATGGTGCGGATCAATTTTCTCTCTTTGGAAGCGAAGCAAAAACCCAAGCGCTTGGAAATCTATCATACACACAGGCGGTTGCTCTCCTGGGAGTACCTGCAGATGAACGGGAAGGATTTATAAAAGAAAATGATATTGATAGTATGTCTACTCGAGAACTGCAGCAGGCAATTAAAGAAAAACAGGATGCAGAGAAAAAATTAAAAGAAGCGGAAGCATTGGCCAAGAAAGAAAAGGCTGCACGTGAAAAGTTAGCCAAGGAATTCCAAAAGTTAGAAACGCAGGCAAATGACCATGTTCTGATAGTGGATAAGCTTAAATCAGATTTAGAATTTGCGGTAGCTGCAGGCAATAACGAGGAGATTGATAACCTTCAGAAAGAAATAAAAGACAAAGAGAAAAGCTTAACAGAATCTCAGAAAAAGATTAAGGAGCTCGAGCGGCAATTGAAGGAAAAACCAATTGAGGTACCTGCAGTTATTGAAAAAGTACCTGAAGCCATTGAACAGGAACTTGTGGATCTTCGCCAGCGTGTTGGGCAACAAACAGATAAGGCGGTCATTAAATTTACAGTCTCCTTTGAATCATTGGTTAAGGGATTCAGTGATCTATTAGGCACCTTACCCGAGATAAAGGATCCTGCAGACCGAGAAAAGTACAAAAAAGCTACTTTGGGACTAATCAATAAGATGACGGAAAAGCTTAATTAGCCTAAATGGTCTAATTGGTAGGAAGTTAGACTTATTCGAAGAAAAGGAGAGGAAAAAACATGGAAATAGGAACAAAAGTAAAAATGGTTAATTGTTATGAAGCGAGGAAAAACCCTGACAAAGTTTGGGTAACAAGAAGTGAACCATGGGAATTGGGGCAGGGACAGAAGGTTATTTTGCTCGAAGGTAAGACTGGGGGATTTTCAGTTGATTGTTTGGAAATTGTAGAGGAAAAAGGATTAAAGGATGTACTAGTATTCAAAGTTTGTGAATGTGATTCAGTAGCTGCATATACACTTGATGATGCTCTAGATTGGTATAAAGAACTCACAGGCTTAAATGATGAATTATACGAGTATGACGAAATAGAAGTTGTACCTTTTGAGAGGGAAGTCTGGGATGGAGAAGAAAAAACTAAAATGATATCTGTACGGGAAATCGTTAATACCTACTGGGAAGGTAAGCCATTTATAGTAACATCGGAAACATGTTAGTTCATAGTTCTAACCAAAAATACGAAAGGATGATTGAATTGCAAATCGAACACGCTGGTGTACTGGAAAAGGTTAATAAAGTTCTAGGCGTGGATTGTAAGAGTTTGAGTTTCCTAGAAACGATTGAGGCTTTAGTGGACCATATAAAAAAGGCAGATAAGGATTTCTTACCGACGGCGGAAGGAATTGCTGAAGATAAGGCAATAAAGGCCAAGTTAAAAAAAGAAATTGTTTATCAATATGAAAGGAAACATATTTATGTTGATCGGTGTCTCAAATTAGAAAAAAAGCTCAAACAAGCTAGTATTCGGATAAAAGATTTAGAGAATCATATTGAAACAATAGCTAGACACAACTTTGAAACTGGATTAGTAAAAGCGGGCTATATGGATATAGACGATTAAATAAAAAAAGGCCAGGATTACTCCCGACCCACCCAATTCAATATTAGCACATGGGAGTGGTCCTGGTGAATATAAACCTAGAAAAAATGACAGCTGAAGTCGATCTAATGAATAACAAGAAAATTTATTTAATAAAAGATGGCCAGTTAATCGAGCATGACCTCCCTGAATATGGAGAAACGGTAATTGTTACCCTTGGAGGTAAGGTAGATAGATTGGAAACTACGGTGAAACGGAAGGTGTAATTGATGAATAACTTTAATGTTGAACTAGGAATGTTGTGTGAGGAAATTAAGGGACTTCGAAATGAAATCCACGATATGAAAAAAATGCTCAATACTCAACAAGAAAAGGAAACTGGAACGATTGATATTGTAACACCACAATCAGTTCATGAAGTTAATTCTATTACCAAGTCTAATTCAAATGAGTTGGATAATTTAATATTTGATTTTCTAATTAGTTATCAATTCGCTGTTCATCTCAAAGGATTCAGGTATTTAAAAGAAGCTATCAAAATGGAAATTACAGATCAAAGATTACTAGATGGCATAACCAAAGTGGTATACCCTTTAATCGCCCAAAAATATAATGACACATCGAGTAGAGTTGAAAGGGCTATCCGACATGCCATTGAGAATGCCTGGTATAAATCAAAGCATCCTGATTTAGTGCAAAGGATGGTTGAGAAACCAACAAATTCAGAATTTATAGCTTTAGTTGCTGAAAAGATTAGGTTAATCGAAATGAATATTGCTTAAATCATTGTTTATCGAAAAAAAAGACACCCATTAAGGTGCCAGCATATATAGCGCTTCATAACTTAGCACTATAAATATTTATTAACGGTTGATACTAGACTATTAAAATTTGGCTTTACAACAAAATCTTTAGCCCCAATTTTAATTGAATCAATAATTAAAGATTTCTGTCCAAGTGAAGAACACATGACAATATTCGCCCTTGAATCAAATTTAAGTATTTCTTTTAGTGCTTCAAGTCCATTTTGATTAGGCATTGTAATATCCATTAATACCAAATCAGGTGAATTTTGTTTATACACTTGGAAAGCACTTAATCCGTTTTCGGCTTCAAAAAAAATAATGCTATTGTTTCTCTCTTTTAAAATCTTCTTTAACCAAGTTCTCATAAAATGTGAATCATCAACAATTAAGATTTTTTTCATATTCTGGTACCATTTCTCTATATTTAGGCAAATAGAAAAAGGCGGTTAAACTGATTTCAGAAATTAATCTGGCAACCCGGCTACCATGACAATAATGTTTTAGGCCCGAGGCTTTGCGTCTTCTACTTTCGTAAAATTTGCCCATTTAGGTATTTTATCATATCGAATCGTGTCGAAAAATGGAAAAATTGGGAAATCCCTTTATAAGGTGTTTTATTCGAAGTTCGAAACAGATAACAATAAGGGAGGAAATAAAATTGGTTGCTGGACAAGCCTATACCGGCTAAAGGACAGCTTAGTTTATGGGAATATCCATTTTAGGAGGATTATATAGTGGGAAAATGGATGGTGTATGACACGGCTTCAGAAGATATGGTTTTTCACGATGATGAAGAAAAGGCTTTAAAGGATTATGAAGAAGCAATTTCAGGAATCGAAAACGATGGTGTACCAGGAGAACAAACTGTATATCTTTTCGAAGTAAAAGGTAAAACAGGGGTTGTTATTTATCCAGAAGATTGATTAAAAAGGAGCCTACTCATGATATAGGCTCCCCGTGCGTTCAAATATATTGACCTTTTGGTCTACAATTATGTTGTTAAGGGAGACGCACCCCTCACTCTTATAAAGGTATATTACCACACTGTGATTTATTTATCACTGGTAGAAATTTCATACACAAATAAATATAGCCTAACCAAAAACTGGAGGGCACTGAATGACGCATTAAGCGTTGTTTGGTGTCCTCTTTTTATTTTCCCATTACGAGGAGATGACGGTATGAATCAATCTTTTAATGACCAATTAATGCATTGGAAAAAAGATAATATGCCCGCTCTATCAAGAAGCAATGACACCGAGAAAAAGCCGGTTACAAAACAGCAGCAACCTGAAAAGAAAAAAGAAAAACTTTCTGATAGTGATTTGAAATACCTCATGGGAACAGGCAGGCCGACCTATCACCGCCATAAAGGCGCACTTAGACAAAAATAAAAAGGAGCTGATCATGTGAGAATATTAATGGCAGAATATCGCAAATCCCTAAGAGAGGCCAAAAGAATGAAGGCTGAATTAGATAGAAAAGAAGAAAAGACTCTGCAGGATGAGAATGATAAAAAAGTAATTGCCGGCATGATCAGTGACTTGGAATTTGCTCTTGAATGGTTAAGCAGTGGAAGAAATCCAGATGCCAGGCGTGGAATCGATAAGAATGGTGTTTATTTGACGGATCCAGCGGTACTTGATGTTTTACCCGTTGAGCCTATTTATAAATCGATTGCGCACGAAATCAGCAGATTTGAGAAAGAACTGATTGATGATGCCCTTTGCACATTAACGGATAGGGAGCAAGATGTTTTCTTTATGATAAAGGTTGAGGGAATTACTTTCGAGTATACTGCAGAACTATTGGGAATAAAAAAGAGCACTGTTCAATCCCACCTGAAAAGAGCAGAAAAGAAAATTGAACAAAGAAAATCAGAGAGCCTTTTTTTAGTTTCGTGAAAAAAGCTCATTTTTTCTTATTCTTTTTCACATGATATCGCATATGATATCATATAAAACAAAAAAGGGATGGATTTGACATTTAGTATCATATTTAATATCATTAATTCATGATGCTAAATGAGGTGCGTTGCTTTTGAGTAGATTAGATAAATTTCTGGAAAAGCTATATAGAAGACCTGTTCCTACAGATATAAAATATGATGAAGCAGCAAGATTTTTAATAAGTATTGGTTGTAAGCCTCCAAAAAACAAAGGAACTAGTCATCGAACTTTTCATCATTCAGACGCTCCACAACAACCTGTTGGTTTAGTAAAAGGGAGTGAGCTGAGAAAGTATCAAATAGATGAGATGAAAGAGTTAATGAGTCTTCTTGGATATTATAAGGAGGAAGATGAAGATGGAAAATAATAAGAAAAAATTCAATTTAAAAAACATTGATATCGATTTTTTTGAATCTGATGAAGAAATCGAAGAAATTGAAGTAGATGAGAATAGTGAACTGTATAAAAAGGTTAAAGATTATTTGAATTTAGACTACCCGATAAAATTAACTAAAGATCAGGATGAAAAAGGGCCGTACTGGCTTGCAGAGCATCCTGATCTTCCTGGATGTAAAACTCATGGAGATACAAAGGAAGAGGCATTAAAAAATTTAGACGAAGCAAAGATTTCATGGATGTATTCTTATGCAGATCTGGGTAAAGAAATTCCAAAACCGAACCAACTGAATGAGATTGAAAACTGTTCAGGGAAAATATTATTAAGACTTCCTAAAGAACTACATTTTGACTTGGTTTCTAAAGCTAAAATTGACGGAATAAGCTTAAACCAGGAAATTTTATATTTATTATCATCTTCTTTTGGTGTTTCTAAAAGTGAAGATTATTTAACTCAAATTATTAATAAATTAGAGAAACTACAATATACTGATCAAGATAATAATGTGGATAAATATGATCAATCTTATACCAATATACTTAGTCTACTTAATAGTGAAAAAAAACCAAGTAAAATTAAATATACTAATACAAAAGAATTTTTTAATGAATCATTCGAAAGAATTGATAAAGTGAAACATAAATCAGATTATTTAGATTATAAAAGAGATTTTATTCAGTAAATTGGAGGTTTTTATTAATGCAATCTATACTGAAAGATAGCTTGGCATTGATTAAAAAAAATAAAGACTTAGATAAATTGTTTATAGATGCGGATAATCTTATTCCATATCTTCTAAATGAAAATTTTAGTCCTTATGAATTTTATAAAGGTCTTAGTATTCTTGGTGGCGAAGAATTTTTTAGATTATTAATTTTTAGTTTAAGAAACTTTGATAATCAAGAGGATTTTGACGAGCTACTAGATCAAGGTGTGAATGAAGAAATAATAAATAAATTAAAGTACATGGTAGCTAAATATAAAGCTAAATTCCAAAATTTAATTGATATAGAAAATAATCCTTTAGGATGGAGCAATTTAGAGCCTAAAACCGTTAAAATTGGCAATAGAAACTTCCTAGAATTGGAATTTATTCTAAATAACCATAGTTCCTTTCTAATTAGAGATGAACCATACCAATATATAGAATTATTTAGAAATGTTTTAACAGAACTAAAAAAAATGAAATCCGCACTATCAAATGAGGAGTTAGATCAACTTTATACTTCTTTAGAAGAATTTAAAGAGGAAATAAGTGAATTTAATAACTAAAAAAATATATTAAAAAGCCCTTAGGGCTTTTTTGTCGTACAAATGATGTATAGGTGATGGTTACTATTTATTTTAGCATTTGTTAAAATAAAATAATTAAAAGCAACTTAAAGTGACATAATACAAATATAATACAGCTGTATTACTAATACAGTATATTAGAGAAATGCCCTAGCCCAAACTAGAGCATTCCACTCATTACAGATAATAAGCTAAACCTGAAACAAAAGATAATATTAAGTAAAAGTGTGTTGGTTCAATCTTAATATTAATTACTACTTGCACTTCAATCACCTCCTGAAGATAGTATTAGGGAGGTTGTTTGAATTTATACAGAATATAAACACTCTGTCCTGGGAGTGTTTTTTTGTTTTTTCTATGATATCTAATTATTTCATTTTGAATAGCGGAGGCGGTGAGGTTGTAGTGAACTGGGATAAAATCAGAAATGAATACGAGACATCAGCCGATACATTAGCAACGCTTGGTAAAAAATATAATCTAAAATTGGGTACTTTAAAGAGCCGGAAAAGCCGTGAAGGGTGGTCTAGGGATCCAACTAAAAAGGATGCAACCAAAACCAAGAAGGTTGCAACCCCTTATAAGTCGGATGCAATAATTAAAGCGACAAGTCCAGATGTCGAATTGGATTTGGATAACTTTCTTGAAGACACAGAATTAACAGAGAAGCAACGGATGTTTTGTTTATTTTATATTAAATCCTTTAACGCAACACAGGCAGCTGTTAATGCAGGTTACTCTTCAGCGACCGCTCATGTTCAGGGGCCGAGGTTGTTGGGAAATGTTAGAGTCCGCGCTGAAATCAAACGATTGAAGAAAACCATGACAAGCGAGCTCTATATTGAAGCCATGGATGTTCTGAATAAATACATCAAAATCGCTTTCTCGGATATCACAGACTTCTTAACCTTCGGACAAAAATGGGTGCCGGTCATTGGGATGATGGGACCTGTCTTAGATGAAGATGGCAAGCAAGTGATGGAAGAGGTAAATTACGTTGACTTTAAAGACTCAGGCTTTGTTGACGGGACCATTATTTCAGAGGTGAAACAAGGGAGAGACGGAGTTTCCATAAAGCTCGAAGACCGCATGAAGGCATTGGACAAGCTTTCCTTATACTTTGATTTGTTTCCAGATAAGTTTAAGCGGCAGATTGAAGAAGAGAAACTTAAGATTGCGCACCATAAAGTACATGGTAAAGACGAGGAAGAAGAGTATGAGGATGATGGTTTTGAGGATGCGCTGAATAATGTAACTTCGGAGGTTTGGGATGATGATAACCATACCGAAGAAGATAAATAAAAAGAAACCTGCTCCATTTGCATTTAAGCCTTTTTCTAAGAAACAAAAAAAGGTTTTAACGTGGTGGCGTGATGGTTCACCCGTTAAAGACAAAGATGGCATTATATGTGATGGTTCGGTCCGTGCGGGTAAAACAGTCGTTATGTCTCTTTCCTATGTCATGTGGGGAATGGATACCTTTGATGAAGTGAACTTAGGTATGGCTGGTAAAACGATTGGCTCCTTTCGTCGAAATGTACTCACACCCTTAAAGCGAATGTTGAAAGCAAGAGGTTACAGAGTAAAGGATCATCGTGCAGACAATTTTTTAACGATTTCATATAAAGGGAAAACAAACTTTTTCTACATTTTTGGCGGGAAAGATGAATCCTCTCAGGACTTGATCCAAGGCATTACCTTAGGGGGGATGTTCTTCGATGAAGCTGCCTTAATGCCGCAATCGTTTGTAAATCAGGCTATCGCTCGTTGTTCTGTAGAAGGAAGGAAGTTTTGGTTTAACTGTAATCCCGCTGGCCCATACCATTGGTTTAAACTAGAATTTCTAGACCAACTGAAAGAGAAGAACCTTCTACATATTCATTTTACTATGGATGATAATCTATCTTTATCCCAAAAAATTAAAGATGGTTATAAACGTATGTTTAAAGGTATTTTTTATCAGAGGTATATCTTAGGTCTTTGGGTACTAGCAGAGGGCATTGTTTATGATATGTTCAATCAAAAAAAACATGTTATTACCGAAATGCCTTTTGGAATCGATGACTTTATTATAGGTGTGGACTTTGGAACCAATAACCCTACGGTTTTCCTCTTGATTGGCCGAAAGGGTGATGCTTATTATGTGTTGCGAGAATATTACTACAACGGGCGAAAAGAGAGTAGGCAAAAAACAGTTAGTGCATATTCAAAGGATTTAAAGAATTTTATTAAAGACATCACATATGCGACTATCTATATCGATCCGTCAGCTTCTCCTCTAATTGCACAACTTCAGGAGGATGGGATTTACCCAGAACATGCTGACAATGCTGTACTTGATGGGATTCAAAGTGTAAGTAACTTGCTAGAAAATGATAAATTGTACATTCATGAGAGTTGTAAAGAAACTCTGCGGGAATTATCTTCCTATATTTGGGATGAAAAAGCCCAACAACGGGGAGAGGATAAACCTGTCAAAGAAAACGATCACTGCCTCGATGGATTGCGATATGCCATCCATACAAGTTTATCCAGGCAATTAGAATGGACGAACCAAAGACCGAGTGGATGGTAACTGTAAATATGAAAGGAGGAATAACATGGAAGAGGTAATTTTAACGCAGGAAGAACTTGAACAAAATCTGCAAGAATGGCAAAAACGACTAAGGCTACAGGATTGGATTATTGATGCCAAGATAAAAAGAGATAGGGATTTACCTGGAAATGTAGAAGCAAGTGTAAATTGGGTACTTACCAAGAAAATGGCCTCCATCAGTATTTTAGATCCAATGGATTACCCGCCAGATGCGATGGTTCCGCAGGACATGGAAAATAGTTTGGTACATGAGCTTTTACATCTTCATTTAGCACCCATTAGCAACTACGGGAACGATGATAATTATCAAATATTTGAAGAACAAGCGATTGAGAGCATTGCTTCAGGCTTAATAGCAGCATATCGGGAAAATGCAACTATAGCAAACGGCACAAAGATTTATACCACATAAACGCTTAATAGGCGTTTTTTATTTTGCCCATGAAAGGCAGGTGATGACATGACGATACAATATCTTAAACAAAAATTCCCACCACCACCATTCGATGTGGAAGTAGACTATATGCAATATTACCGTGATTTGTACGATGGGAACCATGAGAACATTTTTCCTCGTGCGCAGGAACTGGCTAATCAAACTCAACAAATTACTAAACCCAAAATTAGCAGGGCACGGAGAAGATATTATAAAGGCTATGCTAGCCAGAATAAAGGTCTAGCTCAGTATCATTATGTCGTGGTTAATTTTGCCCCTGTCATTGCAGAATTGCCTGCTGATTTGCTTAACCGGTCTCTAGGTAATATTTCTGCAGATTCCGAAACAGATAAGGGATTGCTTGAAATCATTCCGGATATAGTAAAACGGTCAAAGATTAAAGAGACAATGTGGGGCACAACTGTTCAGCACCAGGTAGACGGTGGGGTAGCTTACCGTATTCGTCGCGGTGAAGCTGGAACTTGGTTTGAATGGAAACTAGCTGACCTATACTTTCCACATGAAGACGGACTGGGAGCGGACCTTGCATGGAAAGAGGAACGAGGGGAACAAACTTTTCTTCGTGTTGAAAGACAACGGTTAGAAAATAGTCAGTTGGCCATTAATCAATTGGTATTTTTGCTCGAGCATGATGTGGTCGATAAAGAATTAAATATTAAGGATTACGCTACTCAATTTGGCATAGAGATTCCAGAAGCTCAAACGCTTAAGTTAAATGAGTTAATGTGTGGATTTATCCCCAACGATGAGACACTACTGCATCCTAAAGGGCGTTCCGGACTAAGAAACATTGATAGTATCCAAGAGGAAATCAACTGGACTATTACACGTGATTCCATTGTTTTTGAAAAGCATGGTAAACCGAAATTGGCTATCCCAAAGGCTCTGTGGGATTCAGTAGCAAAGCAGAATCAAACATACTATGGTGAAAGATTTGTCCGCAATGCTGATTTAGAAGTTGTCAGTTACAACGAGCAAAACGGTGCTGTACCTATGTATATTACGTGGGATGCAAAAACGGAAAGCTCATTTAAACATGTTCAGCGGTTAATTGATTACATGATGGCCATTTCGAAAACCTCTCCACAAGCAGTGGGTCTAAAAGAGGCAAATGGTGAATCCGGAATAGCACTTTTATATCTTTGGATACAGTCAGTCATAAAAGGGGAATCCATTAAAGATAAATTTGATTCAGGAATCAAAGATGCTATTCGGAAATGTATCCTTTTAGAAAATGCTCTTGGCGGCACAAATTATCCTGTTGTGGACCCTGTAATCGAGTGGGGAGATATGGTGCCAAAGGCAGAGGGCGAACGGGATAAAGAAGAAGGAGAAAAATATGAAAAAGGTGTGCAGTCTTTAGAAACAACGATTCGAAACATCCATCCGGATTGGTCTGAAAAAGCCATCCAAGTAGAGGTGAAAAAGGTACAAGAGGAACAAGCAATAGACAGTTTTTCTCCTCTATATGCACAACCTCCTAAAACGACTATTCCGGAAGAATGATATTGTTTTATACTGGTATAAAGAGGTGATTAAGTTGGAGAATCAAAAACCTAAAGCTAATTGCGATGAATGTTACCAAGAATTTGTGGTAGATACTCAGACTGTAACTACAGAGGATTATATTGAAAAGAACTTCTTTATATGTCCGCATTGCGGAAAAGAGTATATTGCATTTTGCACCAATCAATCCATTAGGAAAAAGCAAGCAGAAATCAAAATGTTATGGAGAGATTTACGTGTGGCAAAAACGTTAAAACAACAGGTTAAAATTCATTCCAAGATTGATAGCCTAGAAAAAATAATTAAAGACGAAATGTCAGTTCTAAAATCCTCAATTGTCGCTCATTAGAGTGGCTTTTTTATTAGGTGAATTTTATGGATAAAACAGAAATGCTTATTCAGATATACTCTGAGGCTAGTAATCATTTAATGGGACTTATCCAAGCGCTTGGAGATTCTCCAACAAAAGCACGTAAAGAACAGTTGCTTAGGCAGGTTCATGGAGCGATTGCAAACCTTACGGATGATTCTGCTCAACTCTCAAAGGATATTATTGTGGAATCGTATGGAATGGGTTCGGAAGTAGCTATTCAGCAGCTAAACGCCCAGGGAGTAGCCAAGGAAATTATTGAGCCTACTCTTAAAACTGTGATTCATGTTAGGGCGGTGCAAGAGCTGGTGGAAGAAACCTTTTATCGTATCCTTGAAGCTAGTGAGCATATGACAGAGGACGCAAAAGATCGCATTGAAGAGGCTATATTTCGTGCCAATCGACGTTCTTTAATTGAAGGTATTTCACGTAGACAAGCTACAAAGGACGCAATAGTGGAGCTTAATGACAGAGGCATTACCGGCATGGTTGCTAAAAATGGAGCAAGAATCCCTGCTGAAAAGTATATGGCCAATGTGATTCAATACCATCAACGCAAAGCGCATGTTGAGGGTGTTGTAAACCGTCTGATTGAAAATAAGAGCGACTTGGTTTATATCAACAAGGTAGGCATCACTTGTGACCAATGCGCTAAATATCAGGGTCGAGTCTACAGTATTAGCGGTGATGATAAACGGTTTCCTAGATTGGAGAAACGACCGCCTTATCACGGGCATTGTGTCCATAGTGCTTCTGCATGGGTGGAGGAATATCAAGATGACTTGGATATTAAAACGGCAATTATAGATTCAAATAAGCCTTTTATAGATAGTCGATCAGAAGCGAATGTAAAGAAGTACGAAGAAATCCAGAAGGAAAAATCCCGGAAAAATGAAACCAGAAAGCAATGGATCCGTTATAAGTCACGAATGCCTGATTTACCAGATCTAAAGACCTTTGCTAGCCATAAGGCTCGAAACACTAAGAGGTACCAGGAATGGATGGAAGACTTCCGTAAGATGGGTTTAGAGATTAAGAACAGAAGTATAAAATAAATTATTTTATTAGAGGAATTGAAAATGAGCGTAAGAGCAAAATTTCTATGTATCGAAAAAGGTGAAGCAGGTTACTCAGCTGAGGGCAAAACTTCAAAATTAGCATTTGTGCCGGTAACAGGTAATTCGGAGGAAAATAAAAAGTTTTTCACTTATACACCAACTGGCAAACTTGAATTAGGAATTGTAAATTCTAAAGCAGCTGCTCAATTCGAAGTTGGCCAGGAGTATTATGTGGATTTTGTTAATCCGAAGGAGCTTAGAATGGCTGAACCGATTACCGCGGAACCAGCATTAAAGGAAAAGGATTTGCTAAACATCCTTGCTAAGAACAATAAACAACTTGTAGAAGCTATCGAAAAAGAAAAGGCAGCTAAGGTCAATAAATGTCCAGACCTCGAAACTGCAATCCAAAATGTTGGGATCGAAAGCGGTGAAGCACTTATGATAGTAAAGCTTATTCAGTATTTAAATGGGGAAAAGAATTTAGAGGAAATTGCTTAAAAAGCACTTCATTAAGTGCTTTTTATTTTGCCTTTTTTTGCTGCAGGCATTAAAGAACAGCACATAATCAACTATGGGAGGGAAAAAGATGTTGAAATATTTGAGAACGTTCCTTGCATCGATTTGGTTGCTCTTTGCAAAGGAAGCACCAGCAGAAGTAAAGCCAAAACCATTTAAACCACTTTTACCATTGGACCTGCAATTGTTTGCAGATCCGCCACCTGCACCTCCCGCTCCACCAGCGCCACCTGAACCGCCTAAAGATAAGATTTTTAGCCAGAGTGATGTCGATAAATTGATTCAGGACGGTGTGGCAAAGGCTACAAAAGAAGCGCAAGTAGAGCTAGCTAAACAGCTAGGGTTTGATTCTGTAGAAGCAATGACAAAGGATTTTAACAAAAACAAACCGCCTGCAACACCACCAGCTGAACCTATTAATGTTGATGCTGTGGTTGAAGCGAAGCTGAAGGAAGAACGAGATAAGACGTTCAAACGCTTAGTGAATTCAGAAGTGAAACTGCTCGCAGCTGAGTTAGGCTTTGCAGATTGGGAAGACGCTCTTGCTCTATCCGATCTATCCCAAGTTAAAGAGGATGACAAAGGAAATATTGTCGGTGTCAAAGAGGCTCTAGAAGCACTCTCTAAGAAGAAGCCTCACTTGTTAAAGACACAGCAAGGTGGTCGTTTTGGAGCGGAAATCCCTTCAAATAACCAACAACAAAAGAAGGAAACGTTGGAAAATATCAAGAAGCTAGCTGCAAGTCGAGGAGCTCAACAGTCCACTACCACGTATAATCCGTGGGCTTAATTATAAAGGAGGAATGATTCATGCGTTTACAACCAACTCAAAAGTTTGAAGTGCAAGGGGAATGTGAAATTCTTGCAAGTTATGAGGCAATCCGAGAAGTAGTTAACGGTGTTACCATCGATTCTACAACTGTCACAGCCGATGGGGCTGGTAAGAAAATTCTACTAAAAGGAATGCCATTAGGAAAGCTTGCAAACGGCAAGTATGGACCATATTCAGCTGGTGCTGCTGATGGCCGACAAAACCCTACAGTTATCCTTAAGCACACTGTAGATGTAACAGACGGCGATCATGTTGTTGGTGGCTATGAAATGGCAAAAGTCATTACAGAACGAATCCCGGTAGCAGTGGATGCGGCTCTAAAAGGTAAAATGCCGAATATTGTTTTTGCTTAAAAAGCTATGTCCTACAGGATGTAGCTTTTTTATATTAACCAAAATTGAAAGGATGATCTAAATGCCAGTAGAACTATTAGGGCTTGAACAAGCTCTTTCGAATGATGAACTTCTAGTATATGCACGTAACCTAGCCACACCTAACACATATTTACACGATTTACTATTTCCTGCTCGTGAAACATCTGAATTAACTGTAGATGTTGTTCGTGAAGGGTCTCGTTTACCGGTTATGGCGCAAATTGCGGAACTTGGAACTCAAGTGGAATACGGTGGCCGTGAAGGAATGACTGGTCAACGAATTGAAATTCCAAAAATCCAACGTGGGCGTGCAATGGATGAGAAGTTAGTGCGTTTGTTGCTTCAAGGTTCCCTCCGTAATAATGAATATGCTGAAATCCGTCGTACCCAGTTGAATGATGCAGACTATGCTATCGACGCAATTAAAGCTCGTAAAGAATGGATTGCCATGCAAGCCGTTACTACAGGTAAGGTTACTTACTCAGAAGGTGGAGTGCAGCTTGATGTTGACTTTAGTTATGGAAGTGACCAAAAACCAGCTCTAAGCGGCACCGATTTATGGAGCGATACTGCAAACTCCAACCCACTTGATGATATTATGCAATGGGTAAATACATTTGGAGATAAAGGTATCAACTTAAGTCGGGCTCTAGCTTCTCGCCAGGTTATCTCTTATCTATTGCAAAATAAAAACGTAAGGATTGCCTACCATGGAGATCCATCTGGTGCAGCCAATCCGCCACAATTAAACAAAACTCAACTAGATGCATTGTTTACCTCACAAGGTCTACCGAAGATTGTTGCCTACGATACTCAGGCACGAGTTGAAAATAAGGCGCTGACAAATGGGAAGCTAGCATTTAGCAACGTCCGAATGGCTCCACAAAATCGATTTGTTATGCTGCCAGATGGACCACTTGGTCATTATCTATGGGCTGAAACAACGGAGGAAATGATGTCTGATATTCAGGCAGAAAAAACAGATTCGAATGGAATCTATGTTTTCCGTAAAATTAACGAACATCCAATCCGGGTGGAAACAATTGGGGTAAACCTAGCGTTCCCAGCGTTTGGTCTAAATGATTCTGTAGTTTCAGCAAGCGTCATTTAATTAAGGGGTGTCAGCTTCTGCTGATGCCCTAAAACCATTTGAAAGGATGATTAAGTTGGCATATAAAGCCTTGACTAATGTTAAACATAATGGCCATTGGTATTCGCCTGGAGACACCTTAAAAAAAATAAACAAAGAAGATGCTGAACGTCTAGCCGACCTAGGAGCTGTCAAAGAAGACAAGAAAGAAGACAAGGAAGAATAGGTGATGAATAATGCCTACCATAGACACAGTAGATAGCTGGATATTAGACAATATGCTTGATTCAGAAATATGGGAGAGGTCCCAAAAGCAAGACTTAGCTGTTATCCAAGCGTCACGTAATTTAACTAGATGGTACCCTGAAACTGTTCTCACAGATGAAATGGTCGCTTATCAGGTTATTTGGGAATTGCAAGGTTTAGATCCAGTACTTAAATATCAAAAGCAAGGTATCAAGGCTATTAGTGAAGGATCAGATCGAATTGATTATGTAACACGAGATAAGGTAGCCCCCGAAGTCCGTGAGATACTGGGCACCCCTTCATATGAGAAAGAGAATAATAGTAACGATGAAATTGTTATTCTAGAGAGTGGAAGGCTCATATGAGTTTATTCGGGTATCCTGCCACCATCGTTCAATATCAGGCTCAGTTGGATTCCTGGAACCGTGTGACTGGTTATTCTCCTTTGCAAAAAATGGCCAAAGTGGTTGAGGAACAAAAGCTAATAAAAAATGGTACGGGCGAAGAGATTCACTCTATTGCCGAAATCCACATAGAAGGCACACAACGAATAGGTCCTCATGATTATTTTGAGTATATAAACGGATTCGGTGTGAAAATGCGATTTGATATCCGTCATATTGAAACAAAAAAACAAATGGGCACGGACAATGTGAGTAAGGTGATTATTTATGCCTAGTAATAACGGTACTAGCTTTCATATTGAAGGCTTGGAAGCAATGATCCAAACTTTAGATAAGATGGAACAACAAACTCTACAAAAGGTAGAGGATACGCTTACCAAGTTAGCTGAGAAAGTGATTGAAGATGCTAAGAAATTAGCTGGTTTAGACTCTGGCGATTTAGAAGCAGCATTAGTGGTAGGTGATGTAAAAAAAGCTCTTCAACGCATATATATCGATTTTGGGACCAGCCCTGAGGTTGATGATTATGCAGTAGTTCAGCATGAGGGGTTTCGAAGAACATCATCGGGTAGAGTTGTTTACATGTCTCCAGGCGAAAAAACAGCAAGCAAAGCGCCACATAAAGGATACCTGCCTGGTAAAAAATACTTGGAAAATGCGATTAAAATTAACGAGAGGCTCATTATCCAAGAACTTACTGGGGCTCTTCGATTTTAGGTGATAATTTATGCGAGCAAAGGAATTAATTGATTATTTGATTACACAAGGGTTTAATGTTTTCCCTGACCCCAATTTTATGCCTGATTTAGAGGAGTCGCAGTTGCCGGCTCTTTTTGTTTTTGGTACAGGGGGGAGTGAATCAGATGATGATCTTCCGATTGAATTTCCAACATTCCAGGTTGTCATCAAAGGGAAAAGCTATAAATCTGATATTACCCAAATGGATAAATCGGAGCAGTTGGCAAAATCTCTGATTAGATTGATAGATAAGAAGATTCGCTATGAAATTGGCAATAATCTTGTCTATCACAGTAAAGCGATGCAAAACAACCCCATTCCCATTGGATTGGATCCATTTGATAGACCAGTCTTTTCAACAAATTTTCGTTTCAAACTACAACCATATTAGAAAAGGAGTCGGATATTCATGGCAGGAGAAAAACAAATTATTGATGTTCCAATCGGTCCCGCAAAAGTAGAGTTCGGTGACACAACCCCGACAATTTTTGATATTACCAAGGGCGGTATCGTCTTCACTGCCAACTTTACAAAGCAAGACATCACAGTCGATCAATTCGGTGATACACCCGTTAAATCCATTTTAAAGGGTGGAACTTGCCAGTTAGTTGTGCCGTTTGCATTACATGATTTGAAAAAGCTACATGCTGTAACACCAGGTAGCGCGTACATGGAGGATGCAACGAACCCCGATAACGTAAAAAAACGCCTGAATGTTTATGCAAAAGCAGGGTATGACCTCTTAAAGAATGCAGAAAAAGTTGTAGTTAAACCAACATCTGAGGGGACAACAGCGAATGACTATATCACCATTCCGTATGGAAGTCCTCTGCCAGAAGTACAGTGGACATACAATGCTGATAATGAGCGAGTCTGTAATATTACGTTTGTAGGATACCCAGATAAAGACGGACTAATGTATTTCTTAGGTGATGAAGCGGTAGTAATACCTGCATAACAATACGTAAAGAGAGTGCTGTTGCACTCTCTATTTATTTGGAGGTTTCCCATGTTAAATAAATTAAAGAACTCTCTTTTAGCCAATGAAAATCAAATGATTCTGCATGAGAAAAAGGTTGAGATACCAAAATTAACTCCAGATCGATGGAAGAGATTGTTCGAAAAAGTAGATATGCTTCCAGGTCTTATCGTGCAAGTGCTCCTTGCTCCTAAAGAAGATTTTTATACGGTAGTGGTGTCCGCTTGCCAATTGGCCTTGGATGAAGTGACAGAAATGGTCTCATTGCTAAGTGATATAGATGTTGAATACATCAGAAAAAATGTGGCGTTACATGAAATCATTGAATTTATTACTCGTACCGTAAAAAGAAACAAGTTGGACGAAATAGGAAAAAACCTCAAAAGCCTTCTGCCCAACAAAATCAAGGAGTAGAAGGCAAAATTCCATTTGAAGAGTTTATTTATAAAGCATCCCTAATCCTTAATGTTGCACCTAGAGATTTAGAAACTAAGTACTACTTTAAGGATTTGCCTAGAATGCTCGAACAAAAGGCCAAGGAAAAGAATGAAAAAATCCTTGAACAAATTTTAATTCACCTTGCTACAAATTATCGAATGCTTAAGGAAGATGAGCATGAGAAGTTTATGAATGATTTAACACGAAACATAAAGAGCTCTCCAGGGATTTCATTTAACCGTGACAAGATGGAAGAGCTGCGCTTTATGACAAATATGGGAGTAAACAAAGCTAAGTAGAGAGGAGGTACAAGATGACAACAGATATTGGTGAGTTGAAAGCCAGGTTAACGATGGAAGCTCAAAATTTTAGTCAGGGTATGCAACGAACTAGAACGGAATTGTTAAATACCACCTCATCTACCAAAGCCACAAACACAGCTATGCAGGGCTTGCAGACTACAACTTCTAGAATGAGACAAGCAGCTGAAGAAGGGATTATACCAACATCTGAATTAGCAAGCGAGTTAGCGTCTCAAATGGGCGGAGTACGAGATACCTCTGCTGAATCAGTTGCGGCTGTTGCAGAATTAGGAGGCGCCGTTGCGGAACTGGGACCAGCAGCAGAAGCAGGAGCTGGCAACGCAGCAGCAAGTATTGAAGAGATGCTTCAATCCATTCAAACGGCTTCATTAGCAATTGGAGGTGCCATTCTTGCAGGTGTAGGAATTAGTGTAAAAACGGCCGCTGATTTTGAAGCTCAGATGACTCGTGTTAAAGCAATATCTGGGGCAACAGATGGAGAATTCCAAAACCTAATAGATTCTGCCCTTGAATTAGGAGCTTCTACAAGCAAATCCGCAAGTGAAGTTGCAATCGCATTTGAGGATATGGCGGCAAAGGGTTTCAATGCCACTCAAATTATTGAAGCAATGCCAGGGGTAATTGCTGCAGCTGAAGCTTCTGGTAGTGACTTAGCATTAACTGCTGAAGTAGTTGCATCTGCTCTTAATGGATTTGGATTGGAGGCTACGGAGGCATCTCGTGTGGCAGATATCTTAGCTACAACAGCGAATATTTCAGCTGCAAGTGTAGATGACATGGGTTATGCCTTTAAATATGTTGGGCCGGTAGCAAACTCATTAGGATTGAGTATCGAGGAAGTATCAGCTGCTATCGGTATTATGACGAATAGTGGCTTAGATGGTTCTAGTGCTGGTACCGCGTTACGAGCGGCTTTGCTCGCATTAAATAACCCAGCTAAAGAACAAGAAAAAATAATGAAAGAGCTTGGTTTTTCCCTGAAGGATAGCACAGGAAACGCCAAAAGTCTTTCTCAAATGTTTGGTGATTTAACAGAAGCCACAAAGGGTATGACGCAGGCAGAGAAAGTTGCTACTGTCGCAAAACTAGTAGGTACGGAGGCATCATCAGGAATGTTGGCCGTTATGGCGGGTGGAGTAGATCAGTTAAATGAGTTTACAACTTCATTGGAAACTTCTACTGGAGCCTCGATAGAAGCAGCTGTCATTATGAAAGATAATCTAAAAGGTGCTGTTGATGAATTAACAGGAGGTTTTGAAACGATTGGGATAAAAGTCGGAAATGAATTTCTCCCACTTTTAACCGACATCACCAGAAAAGGGGCCGAAGTTGTAGGGGCTATAAGCGAGATGGACGTGTCCGCTGTAAAAACGGGTGTTGCTTTCGCTGGAACTGCATCTGGTCTAGCTTTAGTGATATCAACCGTCGGCAGATTGGTAATAGCTGCTAAGGCCTTGATGGTGACTATGGGACCTGCTGGGTGGTTAATTACAGGAATTTCTTTGTTAGGTGGTGTAATTGCAGCTGCAGTCGTTAACAATCGAGAACTCAACGAATCCATGCTTGCAAATATTGAAACTCAATTTAAAGAAGTGGAATCCTTAGACGCGAATATTAAAAGGTTTGATGAGTTACAACATAAGTCAAAATTAACGACCGAACAATTTGGTCGTTTTGTAGATATCAATTCGGAACTTTCAAAAACAGCGGATCCAGACCTTATTGCAAAGTTAAAGGACGAACAAGCTAAACTTGCGAAGGAGTCTGGGGTTTCAAACGACGAACTACTGGAAATGGTTGGTTTGAATAATAATCTAATTGAAACTGTTCCAGAGGCTACGAAAAAGATTACAGATCAAGGGAATGCAATTCTTGATAATACAAACTATTTGAAGGACTATAATAACGAACAATTGAAAGGTTTATTTGATCAATTAAGCTTAGAAAAAATTAAAACTGAAACTCAATATAAGGATTTGTTAAAAGAAGAAAAAGCCTTGATAAATGAAATGCAAACTGGTGAAAAAAATTTAAATGAACTGAAAGCAAAAAGGGATGAGTGGCAGCAGAAGGTAATTGATGCAGAAAAACTTCTTAATGAAATGTACGCAGATAGATCAAAGTACACGCAAGAAGATATAAATCAGCAGAACATCTCCCTGAATCTTTCCAAAGGTGAATTAGCAACCGCTCAGGAAGATCTAGAGACGCAAGCTGAATCCATACTGAAGTCACAGGAAGATCTCGAAAAAACACGGGAAAAACTTAAAGGGTTAGAAGAAATTCGAATCAAAATGTCTCAAATAGTTTTAGCTCAGGCAGGTATTACATCAGAGGCAGGAAAAGAACTTGAAACTATAAATACAGAAATAGCAAAGCTCGAGGAAAAGAAAAAGAAACTCGCAGAAACAACACCTGTTGCACAAAAAAATAAAGCAGAATACCAAGAATCTGTTCGATTGATTAATGAACAAATCGGCAAACTAGAGACAGCCAGAACGAGAGTCGAGGAAATCACTAATGCAGCAGGTACGATGAACGATGCATTAGGCAAATCAGTTTATAAGGACATTATTATCCGTCAAGTAGCTGGGGAGTCTTTAAAACGTATGCCTGACCTAGATTATCATACGGGTGGTATTGTCGGTCGTAGACAAATGCCGATGTTACACACGGGAGGGTTAGCTTCACAGTTTGATAAACATCCTTCTCACAACGAAATAGATGTTAGATTACTACGTAATGAAATGGTCCTCACGGAGGCACAGCAAGCAAACTTAATGCGGATGATTGACGCAGGAATTCCTCAAAGTAACAATCATAAGTCAAGTGATTCTGAGATTAATAGATTACTTGAGGAAATAAAACAAGAAATTAAGAATGGGCAGAACGCAATAATTATCATGGATGACCGTGAGGTTGGCCGAATTGTCGAACCTCATGTAACTGAGGCACAAATATTTAAAGGAGGGCGGTTTTAGATGTTAAATAACGGATTTACATTTAATGCCGTTCGAAAACATTACCTTTTAACGATAAAAAAAAAGCGTCAATATTGGGCGCCTATCAGACGAAATTTTATAATCATTCCCGGCAGACCAGGCGCCCTTTTAGATTCAACCAAAACGGATGTTAGAGTAATTGCTGTTGATGTCGAGGTATCTGCTGAATGTGCATATGACCTTCAGAAATTATCAGAGGAATTCGCAGAGTGGCTAATTACGACTGAACCTAAAGAACTTGTGTTTGACGATGAAGAGGACCGTATTTATAACGCAGTAGTAGACGGTGCATTTTTAGACCCAGAAGAAATAATATCGAATGGTTATGGTACGATCACTTTTATCTGCCCCGACCCTTACAAATATGGTCCTGAAAAATCATTAACTAATCCATCAACCTTTAATGTGGAGGGGACAGTAGAAACCCAACCAGTGATTAAAGTTAAAATTAAACAAGATACCACCTATGTGGCGGTAAGTAATGGCGAACGCTTGAACCTCATCGGCAATCCCATCCAAGCGGAACAAGTGCCTTTTGAGCCTGAGACTCGTCGATTTTGGCATGAGTGTAACAGTTTAGTAGGCTGGGGAGCCACTAGCTCTATTGAAGGAGGTATCAACAGAGGAACGCTAAAAGCAAACTCCTATGCCTTTTATACAGATGATTATGGGGCGGATAGCGGTTGGCATGGCCCCGCAATGAAAAGAAGCCTTGGTGCTACTCTCCAGGACTTTAAAGTGGATGTCCTGCTCTCACAAAAAGGGGCAAGCGGACAAGTCGGGAGCGTGGAGATTGCGCTATTAGATGCCAGTAACCAGATTGTCGCTAAAATGTTAGTGTCCAAACGTTCGGCCGGCTCTCAAGCTAATTATGCTAGATTACGTGCTGGAAGTGATGCGGCTGGTCACGACATCATCAACGAGAGAGGAGATACGGAGTGGGTATGGGCGGATTTCGAGGGTATTCTGCGAATTAGTCGTAAAGGTAATGAGTGGACAGCTTATGTCGCAAAATACGGGATTAATGAGGCTCACCACTCGTCAAGATACCGATTATGGACGGATTCAGAGCAGCTATATACAGCACCTGTTAGCCAGGTACAAGTACAACTATGGCAATACAGCACAGTACCGGCTACAGCCCAAATGGTACACGATATTAAAGTGTATCAAATAAATGAGGCAACAGAGACGCAAATCCCTTACATTGCCCGAATAGGTGACATCATCGAGTTTGACCATCAAGCCGATATTATCCGTAAAAATGGTGAGGACATAACAAGGGAAAAGGCATTTATAGGGGAATACTTTCCGTTAAATAAGGGTAAGAACACATTAATTGTTGAACCATCAGAAGCAATTGAGAGCGTAGAAACGAGGTGGAAACCTAAATGGCTGTAGAAAATATTTATCAGATTACTGTAAATACAAAAAAAAAGATGTTTCGAGATATTCCAGAAATTGTAGCAAACGATAATATCGTTTTTGAAATAGAAGTGTATGAGGATGCTGTTTTATTCCCATTGTTGGATACGTACAGTTATCAATTCGTATCAAAAAAATTAAAAGGTAATCCTGTTATTCGTGATGCAAATTTTAGTAATGGTCTTGTTCGTGTGGAGTTAGGAACTTCTGAAATGACCGTACCAGGTAAAGTGGAAGGTACCCTCCAAATCTTTGACGAAGACATGAAGCGAATATCTACAGCAAAGTTCGATTATGTGGTCAAAAAAGACCCATCTATGGATGGAGATTTGCCAAACGACGAACGAAATTTAGTCATCGCCAACGAATCGCTCCTAGTTGATGCGATTGAAAAATCAAAAACTGCCTCCACAAATTCGACTTCAGCATTAACAAAAGCTACCTCGGCTGAGTCAAAAGCAACTACAGCAGAGACAACAGCAAACAACGTCCGTCTACAACTTGATAACATCGTTATGGAAGGCGATTCTTCACCTGCAGCAGCACAGGCTGCAGTGGATGCAAAAGGTGTAACCAAGTCCTCATTAAAGAAAAGATTGGACGATGATTATAACGAAGTTTCTTCGGCTTTGGCAGAAAATGAGTCGGTATTAGGGAATATTGTTGTAGATGTAATGGATAGTCGTTTTGGTGCAGTAGGTAATGGTATTGTAGATGACAGTGATGCTTTTATTGCTGCTGCGCAATATGCAAAAACTAACAATAAACGTCTGTACTTAGCCCCTAAGTATTCATTGAGAATCACTAAAAACGTAAATTTGAGAGCTATAAAAGAAGTCGATATACAAGGCGAAATCAAAGTAGATTTCAACGGAATTGGTTTAACCCTTGGAAGCGACAACAACTTAAATGTAAACCAATTAATTAGCACAGTTTTACTACCACAAGGTGGAGTAGGGATTAGGGTTATTGGAGCAGTAAATAGCAATATAAAAATAGGATATTGTTTGAATGTTCAACTTTATGCTGACAGTGATTTAGTGGATGGAAGTTATATCGCATATAACTCTTTTTATTTGGGAAGAGTTGACCTTCTTGAATTTTTAACGAATCCTTCTCCAGCAAGCGGAAATGTAATTCAATGGATTAATGAGAATAAGTTTTTCGGTGGAAGACTAAAAGAAGTAAAAATTGATGGGACATACCAACATAACAACAATATATTCTATTCTCCAGTTATTGAACACGCTGGAACTGCTATAAATATTCAAAACGGACATTCAAACCATTTTATTGATTGTCGGTGCGAGTATGCTGGTATTACTGTGTCTTTTGGTGTAAAAACTAGGAATAACACCGTGGAAGTAAGTTTTATGCCAAATGTTAATGCAATTGCGCTGGGGATTAGTACTCATATTAATTTGGTGGACTACGGAGCAGGAAACTTCATCGACTACAAAAGGACAAAATACGTTGATTCCTTAACCGTATTTGAGGTAAACACTAAGGATAGAAATATCAATGGATTTATGGACAAAAAAGGGTATGCACCTAGTCTTTATCCAGGCATAGATAACTTTTTACTTCAAACCAACTGGAGTACCGTTTTTACTTCTGATTTTATCCCTATTGATGGGATTCAAACTATTAATTATCTATCCGATAAAATAGCGTGGAATTTATTTGTTTATTGCTATGACAGTAATAAACAACCGATTGCACAAACAGATAATCCAACCTATATTGTATCAGGAAATGCTAAATGGTATCAAGAAGGATATTATCGAGAAGATGTTGCATTAAGTGGAGATAAACGGGTTGTTGTTAATAAAGATGGGCGTTTGAAGTATGTAAAGCTGGTATTGAAAGCTAGTAACGTATGTCCAATATGGTTTAACAATGTCCGTATATGGCTTGAAGTATTAAAATATAAAACTGATAAGGTTATTCCTTTTGTTTCCACTAAAACAAAACCCGTGATTGTAACGTCTGCAATTACCAGCGGAATTGCGGAATTAGGTGAAATTATCCCTAAAACAACAGGTGGATATTATCAATGTACATTAGCGCTATCAACAACTGTAACAGGAAGTTTTGCAGGGGGATCGACAACTATAGGTTTAACATCAAACGCTGAAGTGCTTACAGGTGACGTTATCGGGATACAATTGGATAATGGGGCGACTCATTGGACAAAAGTTACAAGTAATAGTGGAACAGTAAGAAGCGTTGAAACTGCATTACCGAGTGCGACGAGTTCGGGAAAATCTATATTTGTCAGTAGATGGGTTTAATAGGATTAAATAAAAATATTTTTCCCATTTTTTGAAAACAATTCCTTTTCAAATATAATTCTATTATACTTAAAGAAAAAAATGAGGGATTGGTTTATTCATGCTGATAAAGAAAATAATAAAGGTTTTACCTATGAGATTGCGAGCAAAATTATACTCTGCGAAATATGAAATTGGGAAACAATGTAGTTTTGGTAAAATAACATTTTGGGATAGTGAAAAGGGATCAGTTAAAATAGGGGATAAAGTAACTATTTTCAGAAAGACAGAAATTCACGGAACTCCAACTAGACCCGTACTGATTGGAGATAGCACTTTCATTAATCAACAATGTGTAGTTCGTTCTAATGTAAAAATAGGCAAAAATGTAGCGATAGGTCCACGAGTGATGCTTATTTCAGACTCACATGAGGTTGGAGATAGTAATAAAAGAGCTGGTGAAAGTGTCTTTTTGCCAATCAGTGTAGGGGATGGTTGTTGGATAGGCTCTGGTAGTACTATATTAGGAGGAGTCACCATTGGAAATGGCACGGTTATCGCTGCTGGTTCATTAGTTAATAAAGATTGCGAGCCTAATTCTGTATATGCAGGAGTGCCAGCAAAGAAAATAAAAGACCTTGATTAAGGTCTTTTTCTATTTTCACTTATGCCACAATCGGAGAATATAGCGAAGTAACTGAGGATTAAAAAACCATCAAAAAAGAGCAGCCGGATCACTCCGATTGCTCTTTTTCTAGTTTTAAAATATCTGTTATTTCACAGTCTAATACTTCACAAATTTTTGCTAAGTTATCAAGTGGTAATCTTACCGTTTGATTATGATACATCTCATTAATTGATGGTACTCTTATACCAGTTTGTCTGGAAAGTTCTCTTTGAGTCATTTCGTTCTTTTCAAGGATTTTATCGAGTTGAATAACTATTTTCATAATCCACCTCTTTATTTTGTTACGTTTAACTTAACATTTTATACTTGTCACGTAAATAGTAACAGTGTATAATTACGTTAAACGTAACAAAAGAGGAGGAACAAAGGTGATAAACGATACAGCCCGTCTAGCCAATGATCTGTTAGTTGTTGTTACTACACTTGCCCCTGATGCAGAAATGAACAGGCTTGAAGTCAGGCTCGAAGAGGTTTTAAGCAACTACGAGATTAGTAGAAAATCAGATTTACAGCTTGAAAAGGACATTCCAGAAAAAATAGAGTTGTATTTATCCTCAAAATTGATTGAAGGGCTTAGCAAAAAGACAATCAAAGGGTATAAAGGTGAGCTTAATTTGTTTAGCAAGCATTGTCAAAAAGCAACTGTAAGAGTTACAACCGCTGACATTAGGGCATACCTAGCATCTTTTAATAAAGCGCAAATGAGTACGATTGGACAAAAGTTATCAGTACTTAAAAGTTTTTTTGGTTGGCTCGTCCAAGAAGAAGTGCTGCTACGTGATCCAACGTTGAAAATTAAATTGCCTAAAAAGCCAAAACGACTGCCTAAAGGTTTAAGCATCGAAGAATTAGAGACTGTTAGAGAATCATGTAAAACATTGAGGCAACGCGCGTTAATTGAAGTGTTTTATTCCACAGGTTGTCGATTGTCTGAATTAGCGAGTCTGAACAAAGAGGATATTAATTTACAGTCTATGAGTTGTAAGGTTATCGGTAAAGGTGACAAAGAACGAGTGGTCTATCTATCCTTTAAGGCTTTACGGTTTTTGGATAGGTACTTAAAAAGTCGTACGGATGATAACGAAGCACTCTTTGTGACGGGAAAAAGACCTTATGGTCGCTTAGGAAATAGGTCCATACAACAAGAAATTAACATTATCGAAAAAGCATCTAAAATAAAAAAGAAATTGCATCCACACGTCATGAGACACACCTTTGCTACGCTATCAATGGATGCTGGTATTGAATTAACTGATCTGCAGCATCTAATGGGGCATAGTAATCCAAGTACTACTTTGGTGTACGCAAACGTGTCAGAAGAACGTAAACAGCAAGCGTTTAAAAAATATCACGTTATGTAGAGCCCTTTTGGGGCTCTTTTTTGTAAAGGCGGTGATCCAGTGAGTATCATTCATGTTTTAGACAGACAAACAGATGCCATTTTAGGTACGTTAAGCTTAAAAAATGCTGACTATTGGTCGGACACCCGAAAAGATAGCCTCAACAACGAAAACACGTTTGATTTTATAGCAAATGCAACTCAAGCAAAATCAAGCTTACTCGAAAAGCGTAATCGGTTATTGATACAAGATGAGGATGGCTATTTTCAAGAGTACATCATCGTTTATGCAGAACAATACAAGCGAAATGAAAAGGATGTGCGCTCAAACGCCAGCTTTACAGACCTTGCTAAGGCAAAAGTAATCGAGCCTCAAGTCTTAACAGGTGCTACCTCTACCACAGCGACGACACTAGCACTAGAGGGTACAGAATGGACTCCAGGTACAATCATTTTTGCCGGTACACAAACGATTAATATTGAGAATTATACAAACCCACTTGCATTACTTAAAACGATTGCAACCACATTTGACATGGAGATACGCTTTCGAGTAGAAATTGACGGTAATCAAATTGCGGGCAGATATGTGGATATGGTTAGAAAAGTGGCGGGGTTTGAGGGTAAAGAAATTAGATTTGGAAAAGACCTAGTAGGAGTCAAACGGAAAGAGGATAGCAATCAAATACTTACCGCGTTGCTCGGTATCGGACCCGAAAAGGAAGATGGTACCCGATTAACTGTCCTGGTAAAAAGTGATGAAGCTTTTCAGCGTTGGGGTAGAAATGGAAAGCATCTTATAGAGCCATATGAGCCAGAATCAAGCGATGAGGAAATGACTCTTGAACGATTACAGACATTAACTGAAAACGAGCTAGAAAAGCGGATTGATGCCATCGTATCATATGAGTGTCAGGCAATAAGTCTCGAACATATTTTTGGCCGTGAACACGAACAAATAAGAGTTGGCCAGACGATTCGAATTAAAGATGACGGTTATCAGCCTCCTCTCTACGTGGAAGGAAGAATCCAAGAGGTTGAGGTTGAGCAATCCACACATAGGATTAATTCATTTATGATCGGCAATTTTATTGAGTACAAAAAAGAGGAATTGGAAAAACAGGTCGCACTTTTAAAGCAACTTATCACACAAAAGGCATCGAAAAAATATGCCGATGCTAAGGCGGCTGCAGCTATTCAGAGTGCGGCAACCTATACCCAAGATTACTCGGAGAAGAAGAAAGTCTTATCTGCTAATGCTCCCAGTGATGTTAGTGTGATTTGGATTAAACCTGAACCCGCGACAAATGTTAATATAGCACATGCCCACGACGGTAACGATTGGGTGCCTCTCACTACTACTAATGCAAGTGACATTATTGAAGGAGAAATGCTCTTTGACCGATTACGCGGAGGCAAGCTGGTGCTCGGTGGTACAAATAATACAAATGGAGTACTAGAAGTTTACAATTCCGCAGGTGAAAAAGTCATTGATATTGATGCCGATAACGGTGGGTTTGACGATTTGTATGTTGGTAGTTTTAGGAGTCCATCAGTACCAAATTACAACAAGGATACTATTAACTATTATGTAGACCCTGCTGGGGATGATGAAAATGATGGCTTATCCTGGTCTAGTCCAAAGAAAACAATTCAGTCATGTATTGACTTGATTCCCAAATTCAATGATGGTGGAGTTTATATTACATTAAAAGCACCACCAAGTGGGAGGCAGGACTATTGGGGTAGCATTATGATTGAAGGGTTTGTTGGTGGAGGAACTATCCAAATCCAAGGTCAAAACTGGAACAACTACATTAATGGTAGGGTATTTGTAAGAGGATGCACAAATAACATCTATTTTTACAATCTAACTATAAATCTAACAGATAGCTCAACAGCAGGATTGACAGTGTACACATCAACTTATGTCTATTGTGAAAAACTATGGGTATATGGACAAGGCACTGCTATGGCTTTCTTTGCTTTGAATGGCAGTAATCTACAACTAACCATGTGTGAAGCATATGATTGTAGTTATGCTGTACAAGCTAGTTATCTTGCTAATATTTATGTGGATAGATGCAAAGGTTATGGTACTGCAAGGGGTCTTGTTGCACAGTGGGGTGCATGGATTTATGTATATTCCACCTACCCAACAGGTGCTACCAGTGCTACTTACAATGATTCTGCTGGTGGTATCTCACTCAATGGTGCAGTAGCTAATGCAGGTGCTAAGGGAACTACTCCTGTTCAGCAATACTCTAAGCAATGGAGTACAACCACAGGTCATAACTGGGGTACATTGTATGGTTGGGAAAATAACTTAATGAGACAGGGTAACTATGGATATGGCGAGAGGACGGGCTATTTTGAGTTTGGCACCAATATCAGCAGCATCCTCGCTGGCAAGACGATTAAGTCAATGAGGGTTTGGGTTCAAAGGAAGAGTCAAGGTGGAGCAAGTGCCAAAACTCCAATTTATATCAGATACCACAACTACACTACCAAACCAGGAGGACAGCCAGTCATGTCCTCTGCATATGCGAGAATTGACCTTGCTTGGGGGGAAGGTGGATGGGTAACAGTTCCAGTTGCGTTCTTAAATGCATTCAGTAACGGGTCAGCCAAAGGTATTGGATTGTGGGCGAATTCAGCAAATAGCCAGTATTACTCTAACATGGTGATGGATTGCTGGGTAGAAGCTACTTACCAATAGGAGGTACCAAGATGAAGTTAATTTTATATGATGATAACTTTAAAGTTATTGATTTAGTTGAAGGCATAAAAAAACCATTTGTGAATGGAAATAACGTTACTTGGGAAGATGGGTCCTTGTCGGGGATTAATCTTCCTTTTTTGTTGCTCGAAGATGAAGTGACAGTTGAAACAGTTACCAAGGAAATTCTTGCTTTTGATAAAAAGAACGAGTATGTAAAAGTGGACGAAATTGCTCAACTGCAAGAAGAAAACAAAATGAACGCCATGGCAATAATGGAGCTCGCAGAATTGCTTATGGGAGGTGAATGATTATATCAGCATTGGCGAGGTTATTTGCAACTTACATTATGAAAGGGCAAAAGAATTACTCTGATGTTCCTGAATTATTAAAGCCACAGGTAAAACAAATACTTGAAGACGAAGGATTGGGGCACCTAGCTGTTTAGGTGCTCTTTATTTTGTAAAAAGGTTGGTGGGCAGATGACAATCGAGTTAACGGTTTTAATATCAGTTCTAGGTTTAATCATAGCGTTTCAAGGTTTTCAATTAAACAAAACGAAGTCTATCAAGTCCGATGGTCAAGAGAGCGCAGAATTAAAAGCTGAACTTGGTTATATTCGTCGTGGTGTGGATGATATCAAGATTGATCTTAAAGCTAATGAAAAGCAGATGCAACAACTTGGCGAGCGAGTTACCAGGGTGGAAGAATCAAACAAGTCTCTCCACAAAAGGGTAGATAATATTGATAAAAAAGGAGATGCATAGGTTATGAAAAAAGATATTGCTACTTTACTAGGAGGGTTTCTGACAGCCCTTCTTTTCTTTTTGGGCACAATTGGAGTTTCGTTTGATTGGTTTACTACCGAAAGTATTAACGCCTTTGTCCTGGTTATATCGGCAGGGGTTGCGCTTGTAGTAAATCTATATGCAATTTGGAAAAACACTTACACATCTAAAAATGCTCAACTACAGAAAAAAGCTTTGCAGGCACAAGGGTTAATCAAAAAATGAGGAGTTGGTGAATAATGTACGAAATTACAAGGGATTACATTGCTAAAGGAAACGCCAGGAGTGGACAGTTACTTGTAGGTGGTAAACCTCAGTTTGGTGTGGCCCATGATATCGGTAACGGCGGATCCACTGCTTATAACAATCGTACTTATTTTAACCGTGAGCAGCCATCTGCATCAGCTCAGACGTTTATCGATGATAAATATATCTTAGAGATTATCCCTATCAATGAAAAAGCCTGGCATGTTATTTATAATGTTACTACTGACAATGTGATGTTTGGTGATGACGCTAATGATATCGCCATCGGCGTAGAACTATGCTGGGGCGGTAATATCGTATGGGCAGAGGCGTACAAACGGTATATTTGGTATTGGGCATACCTTTGCCGTATGTTTAGTTGGGACCCACGTAAAAAGATTGTGGCACATTCCACATTAGATCCTAAGAGAAAAACGGACCCAGACAAAAATGCCTTTGCTAAAAACGGTATTACCTGGGCGCAGTTTATCGATGACGTCGTTAATGAAATGGTGGATAGCTACTGGCATAAAGTCGATGGCAAGTGGTACTTTTACAAAAATGGCGTCAAGCAAAGTGGATGGGTGCTAGATAATAATAAATGGTACCTGCTAGGATCTGATGGAGTCATGCTGATCGGTTGGCAGCAGGTAAAAGGTAAATACTATTACCTCGATTCAAGTGGCGCAATGAAGACTGGCTGGGTAAAGGACAATGGAAAGTGGTATTACCTGGACTCTTCTGGTACCATGCAAACAGGATGGGTATATATCAGTGGTAAATGGTATTACCTTAACCCTAAGGGAGATATGGCCACCGGCGAGATTAACCTGGGTGGTAAAAAGTATTATCTACAATCCAGTGGATCAATGGCTGTAACAAATAAAGACGGTGCTTTCCTGTAAAAAAATGCCCCTGTCTCGACGAGATGGGGGCATAAATATTTATTTTTTATATTTTGTTATAAAACTATTAATTAATTAATTAATTAACTTACCAGAGACATCAAAATAATATACTTTTCCATCAATTGTTTTTGGTCCAGTTACCATTTCTCCAGTCGGATTTAGATAGTACCAACTTGTACCAAGTTGAAGCCAGCCAGTCTTCATTTCTCCGCTAGGTGAATTTAGATAATACCAGAATGAACCATTTTGATTAGAAAGTTGAAGCCAACCGGTTTTCATATCTCCATTTTTTAAATCTAAAAAATACCATTTTCCGCCGTAAGGGAGCCAACCAGTCCACATAGCGCCTTTAGGGCCTTGTTCATTAGCAGCTAAATTAAAGAAGTAATGTTTTCCTCCGTAGTAAAGCCACCCTGCATGCATTGCATCTTGATAATTTGGATTTAAGTAGTACCATTCCGTCTCTAGATTTGCCCACCCTGATGTTATGCTACCATTAAGACCATAATGATACCATGTATCATTTAAAGCAAACCAACCGTTTGGTCTAACAAACTCATACAAATGTGTTGGTTTATATTGATAGTTAAAGTAAGAAATTAAAGAATATGGTGGAACTATATTGGTTGAAAAAGCTCCACTAACTACGTATTCATCAGTGCCAAAAAAATATGCTTGCCAAACAATTTTAGAACAATAAGTCGGGTCTGTACTATATAAGGATGGAGTAATGTCATATTCGGGTTTAATATCCTGTTCTGTACCACCATTTGAAGAGTAATAATTTTTATATGCCCAATCAGCGGCTCTATTGGCAATATAACTATATGCAGATGGTAGTCTATATATCTTAACCCAGTCTCCCTCTGCAGTATATTGATCTAACCATTTTTTTGCAGATTTTACTCTGGTTGTACTATATTTGTTAGGTATGTCTAAAATTACATTATCTGATACTGCAATTGCTGCGTGGCCAATAATTCCTTCATAAGAAGTATGATTTGTAATTAGGATATCACCTTTTTTTATGTAAACTGTCGTAGGTGATGCTTGCAATAAGTAAAACTTGGGTGATACCTGAACTTCGTCACTAGGAGGTGGGTAATTATATGCTTGTGACCATTTTTCAAAAGATATTGAACTATCAATATAGCCATTAGTTACTGCACTGTTATAAATATCTATTTCATCCGCTGAAACATTTATACTACCTAAGTTCAGAAAGGTAATAGTAAATATAAATACCGCCAAAATTGTTATTTGTATTTTTTTTAGCAATCCCCGTCACCCTAACTTATCTTTATTGTAATAGTAAAAAAATGTATAGAGTCTAAGCTTTAATAATTTTGTAGAACTAATTAAACTATTAAACTGTAAACTTGTAGAAACTTAATTAAAAAATCAATTCAAAGAGAAATCAATAATTGCCCTAGACAAAAAAACTTTAGGTAAAACTAACCGTACTGAGAGCAAAATAACAAAATGTTATTCAACATAAAAAATTCCACTCCTAACATATTTTTACATGGTAAAATAGTACCATTATATTTATAAAAAATATACAATTTTGTAAAAAATGTTACTAATTTGTCGAAAAATAAAAAAATCCCCTTCTCTTAATTGAGAGGGGCTTATTTCCTATTCGCTGAAGTACGTATATCCTTCGCCTTCCGTGACTTTTCCTCGTATCCTCTTTTTATCCTTTGGTGTTCTCCTCAATCTTTATAAAGCCATTTCCTTAGCTGCCTTTTTCGTAGTACCGTAACAATTCCATACAGAACAATCGCTGGTACTTGCCGAGGCCATGTAAGTATCACCATAATCATAAAAATCTATTTTAGTTAATCTACCTTCAAAAAATAACAACATCCTTGCAACACAACCTTATAAGTTTGATAATGGTTGTATTAGACAATTATTCTTCAATCCCTTGTGACAGATTTATGTTATTTAATTCCTTCACCTTTTCCGTTACATCTTCACCATCACAAACTACCTTCACTAATTCTGGCCAATAGGGCATTTCCCTTCGTATCTGTCTCCACCACATAAAAGTAACTTCTTCCTTCTTTTTACCTCTAAGCGGGAAACTTCCCCTTTTCAGCACTTCGTTATCATTTGAAATGTAAAGAATTGCGATTAATACAGACATTTCATTTGCCTCCTAAGTGCTATTATTTACATACTTCATTATACAAACAAATGTTCTAAAATGGAATTGAAATCGAACGAATGTTCCTGTATGATTACAGTAACAGGAAATTGGAGGGACTTATCGATGAGAGGTTTGCTAACGAGAGCAATGGAGTCTGGTGGACATTTAGAAATGATCTACATGTCTAATAAAGGTGAGATAACCCAGCGTGTGATTAAAGTTGATAACATAAATGGCGACTCGTTTCGCGCTTATTGCTTTGCTAGGAATCGTGTTCGAACGTTTAATATTAGTAATGTCTTATCGATTGGATCCATCCCACCAAAATATAGAAGGGGTGCATAGGTATGTATTATGGAGAACTTGGTATATCAAGGGATGAACGGACAAAACAAAGAGAAGAAGAAATTCTTACAATCATCAAGACCTATTGGGAAAAATACAACTATTCACCGACGGTTCGAGAAATTGCCAGAAAGGCGACTATTACATCCACAAGTACAGTGCTAAAGTATTTAAATAAGCTTCAAGATAAAGGACTTATTGATTGGCAGCAAAAAACACCCCGTACCATTCAAGTAATTGCTCAAGAGAAAAGGAGCTCTGCCAGCTGACAGAGCTTTTTTATATTTCCAAGCGCTTGGAAGTTAACAATCTTTATCCTCCTTGATTAATACCCAAATCTCTTCAATCGGCTTCTTTAACTCCATTACAATCTTATAGGTTACCTCAAAAGAAGGAAGAGATCTTCCATTCACTAAAGCACTTAAAGCAGCTTTGCTCAATCCAATCTTTTCAGCGAATTGACCCTGGGTAAAATTAGGGTCTTTTTGTTTTACCTCAGCAAAAATCACTCTTAAACGGCACTCAAATTTCATTTTCATCACCTATTTAACAAATTCTAGAAAGCTCTTTAAAGTCCTTTTTTTAAAAAAATAAAGAAAACTTTAAAAATATAAAGTGGACAAGATATATATCAATTTTACCCTACATATACATTTACAAATTCGCAAAACTATTCGTTTACCTTAGTCACACTCAAATGCGTTACATGGCTTTAATTACGCATCTAGTTATATCAGTCATGGTAAGGTATTTCGCATACTTTTTATAATTCGTTTTCCTTGCAACTATTTATTACTAAATAAATAAGGGGTGAAGAAATGCTCTTTGAAATTATCACAACTTCAGCAGCTGTTGGATTAGTTGGAATCAGTTATTTAAAAAGGTCAGATCTAGATGACGGTGAGAAAATTAAAAAGATTTCTATGAATACCGGATTGTATGTTAAGGAGGGGCATGAAATAAAAACCATACAACTCTATCGCAAGAAAGAGCATGAATGGGGGATGGAGTATATTTATCGGATTCCTCTGGGATTATCTTTTGGGGATTTTGAAAAAAAATTGGGCCATTTGAGGGACGGCTTAAATAACAAAAGGGGGCCATTTAGTTTAATGTCAGTTACTAAATTGAATCTAAAAGGCAATATCGTAAAGCAAATAAAAGAAATCTATGGCAATCGGTATGTATCTGAAAAAGATATTGAGATCAGTTATGATGGGATGCTTCATATCAAAGTATTAGATCGTCATATCCCTACCAAAGTCCTTTTTGATGAAAGAATGCTTGGACAGTGTATTGATTGGGAAGTTCCCTTGGGGGAAACGAGATATGGGTTCATTAATCACGACACGGAAAGGGGGCATATAACACTAGCTGGTGCTACAAGAAAGGGGAAAACGGTCTTTCTGAAACTTCTAATCACATCCCTAATCCACCAAAATCCAGGTAACACAAAACTCACCCTCATCGATTTAAAAGGCGGATTGGCATTTACCAGATTTAAAAACGCCAAGCAGGTGGAAATGGTCGCTACGGATTTAGATACCGCCTTAGATTCGTTAACGAAGGTCAAAAAAGAAATGGATGAAATGAAAGGATGGTTTGATAGAAATGGATCCGAGGACATTAAAGAAGCTGGGATTGATTCTAGACATTTCATTATTGTTGATGAAGCAGCGCAAATCTCTCCGCAAATCCTCACCGGCAAAGAAGAAAGGGAAAAAGCCCGAAAATGCGAAGAAGCGCTCTCGGAAATAGCGCGAATAGGTGCAGGGTTAGGGTATAGGCTCATATATTGTTCCCAGTACCCTACAGCTGATGTCATGAATAAACAAATCAAACAAAATTGCGATACAGTAATTACCTACAAATTACGCGATGCAATAGCTTCCCGTGTCGTGTTGGATGAATCAGGTGCAGAGTCTTTGCAGTTTCCTGGGCGTGCTATTTACAAGACGCCGGATGGGGTTCGTATTGTCCAGACTCCATTTATCGAAAATGAGGAAATTGAAAGGGTTATTAAACCACACCTTGTCATCAAAGCTAGAAAGGATGATGGATTTGAACAGCGAGAGGGAGAATCGAATCGATCAAATTCTTTTACTTTTACGGAGATGTGACTATTTAACAAGAGAACAATTCCAAAAAATGATAAATCTTGGCAAAGACAGAAATGCTCAGCGCATACTAAGTGAGCTGTCTGAATATATCTCGTGTTTTACAGATAATCGGATGAAAATTTATTATTTAAATGCTGCTGGCAGGGAACGAGTTCAGGCTGAAAAGGTTCGTAAAAAAACGGCCATGGTAACCCATTTTTTAATAAGAAATGATTTATTTATCATTAGTGGGCGCCCGTCTAGTTGGAAAAATGAAGTTAAAATCACAATGCCCAATAGTAAGGTTTCTATAGTAGCAGATGCAGTATTTACTTCCAATAAAATTTCTCACTTCGTCGAAATAGATTATAAGCAGTCGATGAATAAAAATGTGGCAAAAATAAAAAAATATACCCAGTTAGCTTCCTTCAATTCTGATTTCAAACTTGTTTGGGTGACTATAACACCTTATAGAAAGAAGAAACTAGAATCGTTATGTTCTGATATAAAATGTAAGGTTTATTTATGGGATGAAATTAGATAGGGAGGTATCACAATGAAAACAAAAACAATGTCGATTAAGGAATTTATGAGTGGGGAATTCAAAATAAAAGATAAGGAGCGTAATAGAAAAAGAGTTGAAAGAACGACGAAATTAGCAGTTGCAGCAATTCTACCATTAGCAACTGGAGGAGCAATAGGTACATTAGGTTTCACAATGAAGGCTTTTGCTGCAACGAATGTTATTCCTGTTTCAGCTCCGATTGCATTGGAGGTGACAGCGAAAGAATGGATGGGGGAACAAACTTTATCCACGCTCGCTCATGTTTTAGATCCAGTGGTTGATATTCTTGTAGCACTAGCATTTCCGATTGCTAGTGTAGTAATTGTGGGTGCTTGCTTCTTGTTCATGTTTGGAAATGCGGAGAGGGCCTGGACCATGATTCAAAATGCTGGGCTTGGTTATGTATTAATCCAAGTATCTCCTCTAATTTTGGATGTCCTTAAACAGGTAGGAAATGCTGTCTAAGTCAGGTGAAAATAAATCCGCTCCCAACCGGCTCCCAATTAGAGTAAAAAGGCGATATGAAAAAAGGAAATAAAAAAAGAAACCCTTGATATCACTAGGTTTCTTTGATGTCCCAGAGAGGATTCGAACCTCCGACCTACAGTTTAGGAATCCGATGGGGTAAGTATGCTTATCCAAGATAGGATAGGGGGAAACCTTATAGATTCAACAGTAATTAGGATAGAGACGGTTCATTTCAGAATGATTCCGAACAAAAATGATGAATTTCGCTCCCAATTCGCTCCCATTTGGGAGCGGATTACTTATTTACCCGTTTTTCAAAAAGAGAATCAAAATGACTGGCTGCTGTCTGATCGGCTTCAGCTAGAACGTGGCCATAAATGTTCATGGTAGTAGAGATATCTGCATGCCCTAAACGCTCACTAATTACTTTTGCATGGATCCCTTCATTGATAAGTAATGTTGCTGAAGTGTGCCTCAAATCGTGAAAACGGATATGTTTAAGTTTGTATTTTTTTGTGAAACGACTCCACCATTGACTAATGCTGTCTGGTCGAATGGGTTTTCCAAATTCATTTGCAAAAAGGAAGAAGTGCTCTTGCCATTCATTTTTGTCACCAGCAAGAAGCTTTTCGTGTGAGCGTTGAACCTTCAACTTTTTCAGCATTGATAGCATAGAAGAGGGGAGCGAAACACTGCGACAACGCTCGTTTTTCGTGGATTTCAGTTTAACTCCTTCACCAACGACTTCCGTTAAGGACTGTTCTATGTAAACAGTCCCTTTGTCAAAGTCTATGTGCTTCCATTCCAAAGCAGCTATTTCTCCCTCCCTGGCACCAGCGGAAAGGGCGATAAGTATGAGAACTCTC